CGCTGCCAGGGACGCTGCCAGGGCCGCTGCCAGGGACGCTGCCAGGGCCGCTGCCTGGGACGCTGCCGGGGACGCTGCCTGGGACGCTGCCAGGGCCGCTGCCGGGGACGCTGCCGGGGACGCTGCCTGGGCCGCTCTTGAGCCGACCGTCAAGCAGCTGCAAACCTCCGCGCTCCTTCTACTGGATCGGATGATCGAGGCGTGACCACGGAACACAAACCAAGCAAGCGCCGGCTCCTGTGTCACTTCGAGGATGGGACGGTGCGCCGTGGGTGAAGTACAGAACGTGTCTAGCGTTCCGCACTCGTCGTCGGCGATCCCGACACTGATCTGCCTGCACCGCTGGAAGCACATCCCCGAGCGGGACTGGGTGGGCGGGATCAACGGTCACCGCGTCAAGCTCGTGTTCTACTGCGAGCAGTGTCTTGAGATCGCCACGCGGGTGGTGGAGCGGTGATCTCGAAACCAAGCAAGAGCCGCCTTGTGCTGGAGATCGAAGTCCCCGACTTCAATGTTGACGGCGCTCAGGAGGCTGCCGACGAGTTCTGCGACGGCGACCTGCTCTTCATCGTGACGGAGGAGTGGATGCGCGAGGAAGTCGGCGTCACCTTCGTGACGATCCCTGGTGAGAAGAACCTGAACAGCGACTTCGAAGTCATCGCCCGAACGTGCCACATCGTCGGCGCAAGGATCGTGACCGATGCCTGACGTTCAGACAGTCGCAGCAGCGGTAGACCGGGTCTCGGGCGACGGCACCCCGTTTGGAGCGAAGGCATGAGCGGCCCGGTACAGAGACCACATATCAGCCTTCATGTGCCGGTTCAGGAATGGGTCGGCTTTCCCGTCACGGCCTGCGACTTCTGCGGCCAGCGGTGGCCCTGCGAATACGAACTGGCGCGGCGCGAGGCGGGATCACGGCCGTCTCTGTTCAACTGCCTGAGCTGCGGACATGAGATCGTCAACACGCATCCTGCCGACGCGCCCTGTCCTTTCTGCAAGTCGATGGCGATAGGCGAGAAGGGCGAATAGGAATGCCACCCTCGGAGCCAGCTCTGGGCGTACTAGTGGAAGCCGAGGACTGGCCACACGGTCTGCGTTGCGCGGAGTGTCATCGGCCCCTTCAGGAGGGCGGGCGCTACTCGGAACGTCTCGACGCGCTCAACGCTGATGGGATTCCAATCGTGCTGATCGTCTGCTTGGGGTGCGCTCTCATTGAGGATAAGCAATGACAATCGAAGAAGCCCATCGAATCGTGCGTGCTGGCCCGCCCCCGCTGGGCGGAGCTACCGGATACGACCACTCCGAGGAGAAGAAGCTCGCCAACTGGCGAGGTAGCTACAACGAAGCCAGGCGTGTCCTTCTCGCAGATGAGATGGCGCAAGATCCTGTCCTTCAGGAGGCGTGGGAGCGAGCGCAAGATGCTGTCCTGGACTTGCAGAGCATGGATCTTGATGGTGTTCCATCCGGGTTGTGCCGCGATGACTGAGATCATGGATGACTTCGACTACGTGCGGGCTGCCTTGCGCCGCTTGAATCCCCAGGCGCATGAGGCCGACCACTCGCTCTTGAACCGCCAACTCGCGACGCCCACCGCAAGCTCGCTCGCCAACGAGGGCTACGCGGCTCTCGGTCGCCTCGAAGAGCAGTACACAGTCGCGCGAGAAAGCTCGGAGGCGATGGGCCGCGCTCTCGCGGCAGCGCACACGAAGATCACCGGGCTAGAGGACCAGTTGGAGTCCGAGCAGCTAACCAGCATGCGCCTCCGCGACGAGATTGCGTCCATAGGGCTGCTCACCGAGATTTACCAGGAGGCGCTCGAAGAGATCGCAGAAGCCCCAGCCCGATCATCTGCTGCGAAAGCATGTGTAGCCACAGCGAGAGCGGCCCTGAATCCAGCGAGGGAGTCATGAGAACCGCCGCTGAGATTCGCGAGACCGGTGCAGCATGGATTACGGAGTCCGAGCTGGAGTGGCTGTGTGAGCAGTTCGAGACGCTGCGTACTGCATCCCAGGCTCTGATCGACTCCACCGCGCAGTTCCGATCACGCGAACTTGACGCAGCGCGCACGCGAGTACGTGACCTTCTCATCACTCCGGCCACCAAGAGGCGGAACGAATGAGTGCCCGATGGCACCTGCGCAGTAGGGCGATCAGCGAGGTTGTGGTGGCCGAGGACCAGTTTGCGGCGTGGGATACGCTTCGCGATCTCCCCGTAGAGGACTTCGGTCTGGTCATTACAGCCGAGGCGGACGAAGACGGAGAACCGATCCCCGTCCAAACCGAGACGCTGATGACTCGGTGGGGCCGCGAAGAGGACGCGGCGGCGTTTCACGCTCTGGCTGTTCATCACGGACTTCTCGATGAGTAGTGCTCTCAAGGCCGAGCACGTCCAAGCTCTCGATCGCATCGAGGCTGAGTTGATGCACCTCAACGCGGTCCTCCGCATCCTCGTGTGGTCGAAGACGGGTAAGTGGCCCGCCTCTAGTCCAGCAAGCGATTCGGAGCCAAGCCTCCGTGAGCAGCTTCAGGCGGCGCAGCGTCGCATCCACGATCTGGACGAACTGGAAACGATCGCCTCACGGAATCTTGGGAAGGTCGAGAAGGAGCGGGACGGGTTGAGGCGTGTCGCGAGCAAGGCAGTGGGAGATGCGGCGGCGTGGGAGGCGGAGAACCGGGGGTTGAGGGAGCAGATGGCTTGCGCCGACACGCCTCTCATGCGGGACGTGCTCGCGGAGCGCGACGGACTGAAGGAGCAGTATCAGACGCTACGGCAGTCGCTCGATGAGGTTCATGAAGTGCAGTGCGGGTGCGACGAGCCAGGCCGTTCCGACCTGTGCGTGGCACAGCCGCCCACATCCTTCCGCGCCCTCGCTGATCCACGTTGCCCGGTGAAGGGCTGCGACCTCGACCACGCGGCCGCAGCAAAGGAGCCCCAGTGAGGGATTTCTACGTGTATGTGATCGCCTTCGACGCCGAAGTGTTCGGCATCTTCGCCACTCGCGAGGCAGCGGAGGAATCGCTCAAGCTTCAACTCGCTTCTTTCCAAGATATGAGCCCGCGTGAGTGAGGACGTCAAGGCCGCGCTAGAGGAAGTGGAGGCCGAGCTCCAGCACGTCTACCGCCGCCTGTGGCCGCTCAGGGAGGCATATGCGGAACAGTTCCCGCCGGCAGAGCTGCCCGCCCCGCGCAACCGCACGGACAAGCAGCGGCTGGTGGCAAGATGTCCAAGGTGTGGAGGGCCACTTGAAAGCGAAGGGGCGGCTCCGAAATGAAACCGCCCCCGATTCGCAATGCACGCATGAGGCGTGCTAGTGTCGTGACTAGTGAGGAAACGACAAGATGCAGCGTAACACTTTGGCCCGTCAGACGCCGGGCTAGTAGTGCTGTCCCCATACGGGCCAGCGTTGCGTCGGCTACACGCGGGGGCGGTAGCGGCACGACAGCTACAGGTGGACTCGACCATACGAGCGGGCGGAGGCCCGGGCGCTCTCCGCTTACGCTCCGAGCAAGAGAGGTGGTGTTGTTTTTGAATACCAACAACCCCGGCACCGAGGAGACACTGCGAAAAGAACTTGGCTCCCTAGGCGCTCGTGAGTTCGAGATGGTTGCTCTCACGATGGAACCTGAGCGCGGTCTAGCGGCGCTTCGCTACGCGACGACCAGAGGCGTAGACCATCCGATTCCATATGCCATCAAGATCTTCGATAACCCCGACTGGCAGCCCTCGGGAGAGAAGCGCCGGCTGGCCACCAACCAGTCCGTAGAGATCATCTGCCCTCATTGCGGGGGTGACAGGTTCGTGATTTTGACGGATGACCCTGCAGCGCTCTATGGAGAGTCGTACGCGCCATGTTTCAAATGCAACCCCCAAGCCGACACCACGCGCTACGTCGGACAAGAGCGCCGCGTGACGGCAGCGCGATGACGCCGCGCTACGTGAAGATCTTCTGCTCTGCCACCGCGGAGAAGCAGTCGAAGCACACCTTCCACCATCGAGAGCTTCTCGGGATGTGTTATGCGCGGCTCGTGGATGATCGCTGGCAGTGCTCCTGCTGCGGGAAGTCCGTCTCGGTGGTGTGGTGATATCATCCCCGCGATGAGCGTCCGCAGTTGGCCCACGTACCTCCTGCGCGACATCCCGGACGAGATTCGCGCGGCGATCGAGGCGGACGCGGAGACCGAGGAGCGCTCGATGGCCGAGATCATCAGAGAGATCCTCTGTGGGCATTACGAGCTCAACTGCGATCCGGTGGAGGCGTTCGGGCCGGCCCCGAAGCTCCCCGGCACCAACACGATGGTCCTGCGCGTCCAGCCCGAGGTGTTCTCCGCGGTAAAGGCGGACGCCGCCCGCATGGAGAGCCAGTACGGCGCGATGCGCAAGGTCATCTTCTCGATCCTCAAAGCGCACTACAACGGAGGTCACTCCCATGACTGAGTACGTCATCCTCGGGAACACGGACGACGGCGGAACGCGCTGGCAGGAGGTGGCTCGACTCACCGCTCGCTCAACAGCCAGCGCGATCCGAGAGATGGTCGACGGGAACGCAAACGGCCTGCTACCTGAGGACAGCGGTGGTGTCTACGTTGCCGTCCCCGCTCGCTCGTTCCGCCCGGTCACAGTGAAGGTAGAGACGAAGACGGCGCTGCGCTTTTCGTGAGCGAAGTCGCGCTACCCGACGCCCACTGGGACCTGACCGGAGTAGGCCTCAGGATCACTGATCCAGACCTCTCCTACGCCGAGTTCGAGCACCTGTGCGGAGTGTTGGGGGCGCTGCACGAGGCGGTGCGCTTTGCGATAGGGGACGCGATCATCCAAGGAGAAGCGCTGTACGGAGAGAGCGCGTATCAGGCATTTGAGCGCTTCCAGCTCTCGGAGGAGGCCATGAAGGAGTACGTGCGGGTGGCCCAGCGCGTTCCTCGAGCCAGGCGGCGAAAGGGGCTGAGCTGGTCCCACCACCGGGCCGTGGCCGCCCTGCCGGCGCCCGACCAGAAAGAGTGGCTCAAACGGGCCGTGGATGACTCCCTCTCCCACCACGACCTAAGAGCGGCGTTACGTAACGGGACCGAGCCCCAGCCGGTGGAGACCTGTCCGTCCTGTGGCCGTCGGCTCTGAGAAGTTCATGTGGAAGCTGTTCGAGGGGCTTCCCAAGATCTGCCGGGAATGCGGAAAGACCCTCAAGATCGATGACGTGAGAGAGCACCGCACGCTCTATCCGTCCAACCGGACAGACTTCTGGTGCAAGGACTGTCACGCCCTCTGGCTCCGTGAGAGACGAGAAACCACCCAAGCGCGTCAAGGATCCTGATGCCCTGCGCAGGTTCCGGCTCGAGCACGCCGGAGAGCCCTGCGACGAATGCGAGCTGCGCCCGGGAATTCACGCCCACCACAAGATTTTTCGGAGCCAGGGCGGGGATGATGTCGAATCGAATCTGTCCTGGCTATGCGGCCCGTGCCACGACGCGGCCCATGGCGTCATGGCGACGTGGTAACAGTAACGGCATGGACAGAACCGTTTACGACCTGCGCTCGTGGCGGAACCTCCCGCGTGAGTTCTGCGTCGTGGAGTACCTATTCGGGGACATGGTGGGCGAGTGCGTCGGGGTCATCGATCTCCACCACGTTCGGCCCGGAGACCCGGACTCGCGGCACATTCCCGTATGTCACCGGCACCACCCCCAGCTAGAAGCCACGCTAAGGCGTCTGGGAGCCCCTGAGAAGCCTTGGCGCCGCTGCAGCCATAGGCACTCCACCCCCGAGGGGAGAGAGGCTTGTGAGCGCCGCTTGAACCGTGATATCGTGGCCGCGTGAATCTCTGGCTCCTGGTTGGCATATCCGCCGCCGTGTTGTACGGTCTGTGGCTCTTGCTGGCCTTCACGTTCACGATGATCGACCGCGCACATGACCGCGCGAGAGAGCCTCGAAACGCCGGGGCAAAGCCCGCGAGGGGAAAGGTGACCTGAGGCTCCTTGCAGCAAGTGCGTTATTCGTCATCGTGATTGGGGTAGGTTTCGGGCACACGGCTCCCGTCGCCCCGAGGGAAGAGCCGACTTCTGCGGTGGAGGTCTTCGGGACAGGAGGGGCGGGGGCCACATCATCGGGCGCGGGCCATAATCAGATGCCTGCCGCAGCTGACACCCGCGCCCGGTGTCCATCCGCCCACAGAGCCGTCAAGTTCTACGCCGGTCGCATCGCGTACTGGCGTGACAGGATGGGGGCAGGGTCAAGGCTTCGGCCCACCGCTTTGCGGACCTGTCCCCGCTACCTCGCCCACGTCCTGCAGCGCAAGGCGTACGCAGCACGCAAGGCGTACACGCGCTGGGTCGACTACCACTGGAACTGGCAGTCATGGCTTCCGGACAAGTGGGCGAGAATAGGAGCCTGCGAGACGGGCTATGGTCGACGCCCCGGGCAGTGGACGTGGAACTCAGGCACTTACCAGGGCGCGTTCGGGTTCTACACGGGGACGTGGGACCAGTACAAGCCCCGCGGCGCACCCTCGGAGGCGTACCAAGCGACTCCGCGCCAGCAGTACCAGTGCGCGCTCAACGTGTACGCCGCCCACGGATACGGGGCCTGGGGTTGCGGGGGTGCCTAGGAAATTTTCAAGAGCGTGATACCATCTCCATAGTTCCTTCCCCAAGGGAAACCAGTTCTCCTCTCAGTGGACTGGCGGCAAAGGCCCCGTTCCACCCCCTCGGTGCGGGGCCTTTGTGTTACTCGGTCTTGTTCGTGAGCTGATACACGAACCCGGTCGCAACCACGGCGGCCGAGAACGCGGTCAGCTGCTCCGCTCGAGTGAGCGCACCATCATCGAGCGCGAGCACGAGCGAGGACACACCCGCAGAGAGGAACGCGAGCACGGCCTTGATCGCGGGAGCGGCCGGCCCGTTCTCTGCCAGCCACACGAGCCCGCCCGAGCCGAGCACTGCTCCGGCTGCGATCAGCCATTGCTGGCCCGAGATGTCCCCGAAGTCGGTGGCGCCGGTACCGAGCGCCACCACGAGAGCTCCAGCCGCTGATACGACCACGGCCGCGAGCGCCTTGAGATAGAGCATGATGCCTCCTGTGTCTAGACCCCGGAAGTATCCGTCAGTGCCCGGATAACCAGTTGGCTGCGACCACCAGGATCCCGATGATGGTCGCAAACGCCGCGAGCAGGGCAGCCAGCGTCCCGTAGGTCAGCCGCGACCCCGACACCTCCCCCTCGCGGAGATCGATCCGTTTGGAGAGCTTGTCCAGGTCATCACGGTTGCGCTCGATGGCCGCCTCCAGCTTCTCCCCGAGAGAGAGCAGCGTCTCGGTGGTCACGAAGCGCGTGGCCTGATCGGAGAGCGCGGCGCGGAACTCGTTGACCCCCTCGAAGCGCTTCTCGGTGGCCTCATCAGCCTTATCGATGGCCCTCTGTGAGGACTCGAAGGCTGCTGCCACCTGCTCCTTCATGGCCTGGAAGCGCTGGTCGGAGAGCTTCTCGGCCGCGTTGATCTGAGCCATGAGGTACTCGCGCAGCGAGACGTCCGTGGCGGCAGAGGACCCCGCAGCGGGATCCGTGGAACGGGATGCCCCTCCGCCCTCCTGGGTCACGCCGGGAACCCATCCGAAACGTTGCGGCGGATCCACATGTCCTCGATGCGGATGCGGTTCCCCGAGCTCGAGCCGTTCTTGGTGATGTTCTTCACCTTGAGCACCCAGATCCCAGGACCACCGTCGAAGTGCTCCTCACCATCCGGCCCGCTGGCCGTCCCGTTCGAAGTGATCGGGTCTCCTTCATCCCCCATCATTCTGAACTGCGAGTAGCCCGTGTGAGCGTCATGCAAGGAAGGAGCCGCGGAGTAGGCGTCGAAGGTGGAGGTGCCGGCGGTGTAGTAGGTGGGAGTGCTGCGGTCGGTCGACCCCGCGATCATTCCCTGACCATCGAGCAAGTACCCGTTACCGGGCGCGTCCTCGGAGATGGTCTGCCAGGAGAACTCCACCTTCCCACAGTCGGAGCCGAGATCCATGATGAAGGAGATCGACCAGATCGATCCCTTCGGACCGAGCCTGAAGTAGCGCAGGAACTCACCCGTGGAGGAGTTCTTCTCGACGTAGTAGCCGCGCATGTAGTTGACGTCGAAGGTGGGGAAAGTGGTCCAGGAGGATCCTGCCTCCTTGTCCGGGCCGTACTGGAAGACGTCGAAGGGAATGACGTCATAGGACATGGGATACATGGCGGGGACAACTACGGAACTCGTGGGGGCAGGACGGCGGAAGAGCTGTTGCTGCTGGAAGTCCAGGTACGCGTCCTGGCGCGTCAGCGTGGGTTCGTAGATGGGACGCGTCATATGCCTGTGTCGATCCCGACATCGGAGGATGTCTGGAGCTCGGACAATTCGCAAGGCCCGTCCGCATCCCAGGAGATCGTGTACTGGTAGATCCGCTGCGCCCCCGAGAAGCCACCGCGCACCGAAGATACGGCCTCCACGGTGATGATGTCCCCGATGTCGAAGGTGCCAAGCGGGTAACCCCTGACCGGGGTGACGTGGATGAGTTCTCGCGGAACCGCTCGCAGCCACGATTCCTCCTGCCAGAGCCTGCGGTAGAGCCAGCGCTCGGGGTCGAACGATGATCCCCCGAGGCAGATGTCGGAGAGGGAGTCGTAGATCCTTACCTCCATGCGCACGCCATAGCCCTCCCCGGTGCAGCCGGCACTTACCTGTGAGTCGATGCGGCGCACTCCCAGCGGGTTATCCGTGGAGGAGGCCGGAGGGGAGTTGCGTCCACCGGGAGGCACGAGCCCCGCGGCACCCGCCGGATCGAACTCTGGGTCATCACCCGTGATGTTCCAGCACCAGTGCTGGTCTCCCGCAGGGTCAGCCGCCGTCCCCACCCGAGGGCCTCCGTAGTACCAGAGCTTGTTCACGATGTTGGACATGTCCTCGTTCCAGCGCACGCGCCGGATCGAGTAGTCCCCCATCCCGTACGATAGGGTCACCGAACCCGAGAGGTCGGTCCCGTAGTCCCCGTTGAACCAGTCGAGCGTCCCCATGATCCCGCCCCCGGGATCGGTGGGGGTGATGACGCCATCCACGCAGCCGGTCGACGTAAGCAGGCTGAAGAGCTGGGAGATGGTCATGGGCCAGTCGGTGGGGGCGCCCGAGAGATCGCAGCCGGCCGTCTCGACCGTGCCGAAAGTCAGGAAGGTCGGGCCTTCAGCAGTCCCGGGAGGGGTCAGCCCGGCGTTCCCCTGTGCCGTCGAATCACCTTCGGTGTTCATCATCACGGCGTTCATGATCTCCGGCCCAGTGATGTAGGTCGCGAACAGGTCATCCACGCCGCCATCACCGGCGGGCTTGGAGAAGTCACCATCATCTGCTCGCACCACCCGCCATTGCCAGAGCTCCATCGGGTCGGAGGCGTTGTAGACCGTGTACCCCATGTCCTCTCCCGAGTCGGTCTCGCAGTCCATCACCATCCCGTGGAAGAAGAGGGTCGAGTCGAAGTAGATTTTCAGCTTCGACCCTGCGCACCCGATTGCGCTGTCCATGGGAATTTTTATGGTGGCAAGTGCGGGGCGGTTGAGCCTGCGGGTAACGGAGCCCTCGATCGCGACATCCGACACGTCCGTGCCGTCGAGCACCACCTGGATGTCACAGTCGGAGCCCCCCGTAGGGGGCGACATGCTCGGTGCCGCCTCTTCGACGGGAGCGGTCGGTGCAGACTCGCTCATGTCCCGAAGGGATTCCCTGCGATCAGGCCGAAGGAGAAGTCGAGGGAGTGGTAGTTGTTGGAGTGAACGAACTCGAGGCCCACCTCGTAGCGCACGATGTAGGAGACGGCGCTCTGTCCCTGCGGGGTGAAGGCGAAGGTGCCGTCCGCGCGGAGGATGGCGTTGAGCGCGTCCGTGAGATCGGTCTCCATGTCGTTTCGGATCTGCACGATGTCGTCCTCCACGCGCACCGACTGCACGAGGATGGTCCCCTCCACCGCGATGTGCCGCGGCCCGTACCAGAAGTCGTGGATGAGGCCACCGTCTCCGAGCGCGACGTTATCGAAGGGCGTGCGCAGAGCGGGCGCCGCCAGCCCCCGGATCTCGGTGATGTAGAACTGGTCCTCCCCGGTGAAGGGCGTGGTGAACTGGTTGAACGTGATGTCCGTCCCCGGAGTGGTGAGCACGTACTGAACCCCGATATCAGCCACAGCGCTTCAGTTCCTTCATGCGGTAGACCATCTCACGCCGGAGATCAGCCTCCTCTTCAGGCAATCCTCCGGGCATGTGACCGCGGCGGTACATCATCGCGCGGGCCTGAAGCCATAGCTCCATCTGCTTCTTCTTGATGATGAGATAGGGATAGATGTCCGCCGCGAAGACATCGGCTTGTTCGGAGAAGACGATCCATCTGCCTAGAGGTTTGCGGACTCCATACAGAGTGCGCTGATCGATAGAAACAGCTCCTCTCCACCTCTCCTGCAGCCAGCCGAGAGGATCCATGTCTGTTGAGCTTATGGACAGCGCACATCGAAACGAGTTGTCCTGGCGATTGGTCGGCCTGGGATGCTTGCGCATATAGAGCTGCACGCACCCCTCGCCGTCGAAGAAGCCCGCGGCGTAAGCATTTTCCAGAGCGTCTGCCATTACATGGTGTCGAAGTTAGAGGAGCCGGTGGCATGCTGGTAGCGGGCTTCCGGATGGCCGGCACGTCCGTTGAGGTTCTCGAGCGAGCGCAGGATGCGGCGCAGGAGCGCATTTGTGGTCTCCACCTGACCGGGCCTCACACCGCGCTCCCGCGCAGCACCGACGGCTGCGCTTGCATCTACGCGCTGCTGCGGCTCTGCCCCGATGTCCGCTGGACCCCGCCCGCTCGATGAGACGTTCCCCACGAGACCGCCCGTAGCCCCCGAGGGGATGAGGTTCCCCAGCAGATTGGCCGCGAAGCCCTGCTGGGTCTGCAGGAACTCGAATGTCATGCGCGCAAAGCTCTTGCCCTTGTTCTGGGCCTCCTCGTCTTCCTTGCGGAGGTCCTCTATCTCCTTGTTGATGCGAGCGATCTCATTGCGCTTCTCCTTGAGCGCGTTGCCCTGGAGATGCAGCACCTTGATCTCGCGCCTGATCTGGGCAATCAGCTTCAGGCGCAGGGAAATCTGCCGCTTCTGGTTCTCGTTCGTATCCGCAAGATCGATGTCGAGCTGGATGGAGCGCTCGAGCCGCTCCTGCCTCTCCTGTGCCGCGTCCCTGAGTGCCTGCCGCTGCTCCTGCCGCAGGCGCTTGATCTCGTTGCCCACCTGCACGATCTGTGAGGTCAGGGATGCGATCGTGGCGGCCCGGAGCTTCGCATCCTGGATGGTCTTGCGGGCGTTCTTGATCTGCTGTTCCAAGAGATTGATGAAGCGCACACGAAGACGGATGTCGTCCTTCAGCGACTCCGTGCCCTCTGCCTGCGTGATGAAGCGCTCCCGCGTATCTCGCTTGCCCGAGAGCATGTCGAGGAACGACTGATCCGCCTTGTCCCTGGCGCTCTGGATGTCTCTGGCGGCGCGCTCGTTGTCCGATGCCTGCTGACTGAGGATGGAGTCAATCTCCGCGCGCACAGCGTCGAGGTCCTGGTTGGCCTTTGTGAGCGTCGCGACCACAGCCTTCGTCTGCTCTCGCTTGTTGAGGCGATCGATGAACGCCTGCAGATTCTGCTCACGCTCCTCCAGGAGGCTCACGAGGTCCTGGTCGTTCCCACCCGCTCGCGCGGCCTCAATCTCCAGGCCGAGCTTGGCTTGCGGGGTGGCTGCCTGCGTCGTGGCCCGCGCAAGTGCGTCCATATCCCCGGCAAGAGCCAGCGTGGCTGCCCCGGCTCGCTCCCCTGCATCGATGTAGCCCTCGAGACTCTTGGTGAGCGTGACAACCGGGGGATCAACACTGGCAGTGGCGCTACTCAGGCCGAACAGATCCTTCGTGAAGTCGGCCACGGCTTGCCCAGCCCTCTCGAAGTCATCCTGGAAAGCGTCCCCACCCTCATCCACGGTCTTCACGAAGTCGCTGAACCCGCTCTCATCCGAGAGTGACTTGAGGGCATTCCCGATCTGCTCGAGGTCGGAGATCTGCTGCTTCCAGGCCTCGTGGATGTCATGGAGCTCATCCGCGAGCGCCCCGAAGAGAAGGGCGGTGGCATCGAGACCCAGTGAGGCGAGCGGTGCTGCCATCTGCCCGATCTCCAGGGCGAAGGCACTGAACTGGTTCTTGGCATTCTCGACGCTTCCCGCCAGCCCCTCGTTCTTGGCTGCCGCGACGTCCGCGGCGGTGCCCTCTTTGCGCAGAGCATCCTGCGTGGCTCGCAACGCGGGGAGTCCCTGCCGGGAGAGGATGGCCGCCACGCGCTGGGCGTTCTCTCCGAAGATGTCCTTGAGCGCCCGATCCTGCGCTGCTCGGTTTAGCCCCTGTAGCGCAGTCCCCAACTGGACGAAGATATCGGTGCGCAGGTTGCCCTGAGCATCCCGCAGGTCGAGCTGCAACTTTTCGATCTGCTCCGCTGCAGCCGCTGTCGGTGCAACCAGGCGCGTCAGCGCAACCCTGAGCGTGGTACCTGCGTCAGAGCCTGCCAGGCCGGCCTTCGCAAGCTGGGTGAGGAATACCACGGTGTCCTGAGCGGACAGGCCGAGCTGGTTGGCAACCGCCGCCGACTGGCGCAGAGCGATACCCATGTCCTCGATGGAGCCCTGGGAGGCATTCGCAGCATTCGCGAGAAGGTCTGCGATGTCGACAGCCTTGGAGCCCGCAAGCCCGAAGGCATTGAGCGCGTTCGCTACCAGAACTGCAGCGCTGGCGTTATCGATCTCCGCTGCGGTAGCGAGCTGTAAGGATCCGCGGGCGCCATCGATGGATTCCTGCACGCTGAGCCCTGCCTTAGCGAGCGCGAGCATAGACTCCGCTGCGTCACTCGCGGACACTCCTGGTAGGCGGATGTCTCGGCCCAGCGCTCGGGCTGTTTCCGCCACACGGGTGAGCTCATCGGCCGTGGCCTCGGTCGTGACGCGGAAGGTCGCGAGGTCCTGCTCGAGATTGGCCGCAAGCTGCAGGGATTTGAAGAACGTCAACGCACCAGTAGCCCCGATGAGGAAGGCGCTGTTGGCTCCGAGCACCGCCCCGCGTAGCCCCGCCAGTCCGAGTGTCTGGGAGAGGACTCCGCGTTCGGCGTTCTTGCTTGCGACAGAGACAGCGGTCTGCGAAGCCGCCAGGGTTCTCTGCGCCCCGGACGTCTCGAGCGAAACTCTCCCCAGTCTCGATACAGCCGTCGTCTCGCCTGTGACCGCTTCAGCTGCGCTTGTAGCGGAGGTGGTGACGCCGGCCGCGCCCCGGGTCAGCGCCGCCTGGTCGAAGCCAATGATCGGGATCTTGATCGGCGGTATGGAGCGCTGAATGGCTCCCAACTGAGCGAGAAGCTCGGTCCTGAACGCTGCTGTGTTCGGGCGTACGAGAACCTGCGCTTCAGCAATGAACTCGCTCACTTGCTCACGCCCCTCATCATCATCTCGAGTTGCGCCATCGAGCGGGCGTTCTCGCGATCGACGTCAGCCTCCTGCGCCTCCTCTGGACGGGGTCCGCCCTCACGCCAGACCTCCGTCTTCTCGAGGGCGTCCATCAAGTGCCCGCCGGGGATGGATGCATAGGCCTCCACGAGCAGGGCATAGCCCGCGTCCAGGAAGTCCGACAGCGCGAGTGAGTCTGGTTCTCCTCCGGCAAGAGTCACACGCCCCTTTATGAGGCTGCGGTTCTCCCACGCCCAGGCGCCGAGGACGAGGGCGCTTCCGTAGGGCGGCCGGAGGTGACCTCCAGCAGCCATTCGTAGAGGGCATTGATCTGACCGATCGGAACGGGCTTGTCCTTGCCCTCGAGCAACTTCTTCATGCGTGCGGGACCCTCGTTGTCTTCATCCACGAACGCTGGGATGAGGTCGATGAGCTCCTGTACCTGCTCGGTTGCTGTGGGGTCCTTGCCGTTCTTGCCGCCTTCGTCCACGATCGAGGTGATGACCGACCAGTGAACGAGCTTGTACTTGAACAACTCACCCAGGAACTCGAAGTCCCTGTCCTGGGTCAGCGTGTCAGAGAACTTCTTCACTGCAACCTCCGGGGGTTGGGGGTATTACGACTCATAGCCGTCCAGCTCGACCCTCAGGAACAGGTTGTACCCACCGCATCCGCCAGAAGGAGTCAGTGAGCGAAGCCCGTCCCAGAAGACCTCTCCGCAGATACTAAAAAGCTCTTCGGCTTTCACCGCGTTGAAGAGGTGGTTCCAGAGAGCCCAGCCGTCCGCGTTGATCTGCTCCGCAGAGGCCTGCAGGTCAGTGGGGTCGGGGGGACTGCCGTCCGTGCCCGTGTCCACGCAGCGAATGATGCGAGCCACTAGTGGGATCGCGATGATCTGCCCCTGGGTGGCGCTCTTGCCCGTGATCAGCCCCGGAGAGCGCGGAGAGGGACCGACGCCACCGGCCCACACGGTCAGTTGCGGGCAGCAGTCATCGACCGACTGGCCCGGGGAGATGTAGCTCCGCTCCGGAGCACCCCCAAGCCCCGGAGCGAAGACGGGGATGGTGTCGAGGGCCTCGATACACGCATCCAGAAACTCCTGGCAGAGAGCCTGGAGATCCTCCGGCCCCGTGCCCATCTAGCGCACCCCGGTCGCGCGCACCGTGTCGACTGCGCGCTGCAGCCAGGGGAATCTCCCTTCGGCCTGATACTGGGCAAGACGCTGGGCCTTGCTCCCGCCATCCTTGATGCCCACGACAGCGGAGGAGCCTTCCATCTCGGAGTCGACCTCCAGATCGACGCGCCCCGACAACGAAGGCGCCGTCCCGAAGTAGCTGCGCACGTTCTGTTGCGCCTCTGCCACCACTGCGTCAGCCACACGCTCCACGAAGCGCCCCACCGGCCCTGCCTCGGTGTCCAGGAGGGCAGTGAGGGCCGACTCGTTGAGCACGACCGTCACTGGCCCACCGTGCGAGCGTAGGGACGTCCCGGAGCCCAGAACACTGGCCTGCGCTTGAGACCGGCGGTGTTGTAGGTGTTGAGGAAGGCGTCGACCACGGGCATCCCGGTGTTCCAGCCGGCGGCACGCCCACCACGGGCGTAGCGTGAGGACGTATAGCCCCAGGTAGCAAACGCCAGCTTCTCGATCGTGATCCCCTGGCGGTTGACGCGCGTGGTGCCGGTGGGAAGAGCACACGTTTGCCCAGCACAGGCTTTGTAGAGCTCGCACCCGAGCTGCGCAGCGGCATGGATCCCGAGCGGGGGAGCATCCTGCCCGTAGCGGTAGGTGACCGAGAACGTGCCCTCGAACGTGTCCGGGAGGCCCATGTTCTGGCACACCGGCCAGCGCAGCCAAGTGTCGGGCTCCGTGGGATCGGGGACACGCACCAGCCAGCGGCGCTCATCCAGGCGGTAGGTGGTGGGGTCGACCACTGCGCCGTCGATCTTGACCTCGGTGATCTCGCGCACCGGGTAGCCGGAGAGCTTCACGCGGTCGAGGGGGCGGCAGCCGCAGGCATTGGAGCCGTTCCACCACCAACCGTCGTTCCAGTACGGCGTCCAATACGGATCCCACCACCAGTTCCCATACCCGCCCCACACGATGTACCCACGGGAGAGGACCTGGAAGTTACAGGTCATGTTCCCGCACGGGCGCACGGTCTTCTCGCAGTTCCCAGAGAACTGCCTGCCGGAGAGTTCGTACAAGACCTGGGAGGCCTCGAGCGCGAACTGGGTCATGTCTACCGGGCATTCCTCCTGGTCCGAGCCCTCCCCGATCGTGGTCATGGGAGAACCGCAGCACTCCCACACCGCCTGCGAGGAGACCCAGGGCTGGCACGGCCCCTGCACGGCCCAGTCCACGTCCTGGTCTGGGACGGCGGGGTTGGGGATGACGTAGAAGGAGCCGTCTCTGGCCGCCTCCACCGCCCCCGTCGCAACCACCGAGTAGGAGTAGAAGCCGGGATTCCCCGGAGGGGCCAGCGATAGGAGGAACTCCCCCACCGAGGGGTTCGTGACCTCGGGGTCACCGTTGACGTAGATCGTGGTGACGCCATCGGGTCCGAGAATCGTGTAGGTGACCGTGGTGGGGTTCGTCAGAGCCCCGTCCGCGGTGAAGGTGTCCGAGATCTCGATGGGCGTGCCTTGTGTGTAGTCCGGCATTACGTCGCCTTTCTGTCGGATCCGGACACGCTTCCGCCTGGCCGTTCGCTGCCCGACACTGTACTTCCGGCGCGCGATGAACCAGAGACCCCGAAGCGCGAGGACGTGGAGCCCGAGACCTGAGAACCCGGGACTTCCAAGCTGCAGACGATCGATCCTGCGATGTCGAACCCGCAGATGTCTCCGTGAAGCCTCCTGAAGGCCACCAGCGTCACTCTCAGGGCATGGATGACCTTCGGTGGACGGATTCGCACCAGCCACGTCTGAGGCCCGTAGAAGGCCACTCCTGCGCCCACCACGGAGGGCGGCTTGAGGAGCGTGACCGTTGGCCGCGGGGCGATTCGCGTGAGGTGAACGAGAACGCCGCGGAAAGGAGCTGCTCCGACTCTCTCCGGCTGGCGGAAGGCCTGCGTCCTGCCCCTGCGCGAATAGGTGAGGTGAACGAGCAGGCCACGGAAGGGCGCTCTGCCCACGACCACTGGCGGAGAGAGCAGATAGGTCGGTCGCCCGCGCCGGGAAGGTGCGAGATGGACGTCGAGGATCCCGATGTCCTGCGCATCCGAGATGTCCGTCGGGGGCTTGAGGAAGTAGGTGGTGGGCTTGGGCTTGATCTGCGCCAGGCGGATGACCGGGCCGTAGATTTCGACCGCGAGGCGCACCACCACAGGGGCGCGCAGGATGTAATGAGGAGCACCGCGCCTGGAGTAGGTGAGGTGGACCCTGAGCGGCGTGTTCTCCTTGAGAACAGTCGGAGGCTTCAGGAAGGAGGTCGGAGCGCCCCTACTCTGCGGTGCCAGGAACACCTGCGCCGGCCGCGCGATGAACGGGAAGACCGCTGTCGGAGGAGTGAGGAAGTAGATCGGCCTGCCGCGCCGCGAATATGTGAGGACGGGTGGGAGAACCTGCTGGTACGCGGGCGGCTGCGAGACAACAGCCGGTGCCCGCAGGAAGTACTTCGGCTCTCCGCGCCGCGAATAGGTCAGCCACAGGAAGGGGCCGTAGGAGACGACCGGAGCAACGACAGCCGGGGGCGAGAGGTGGCTCTTAGTTACCGGCCGACGCCCGAGAACCAGCTTGACCTTCGGGCCTGCGTAGACGTCGAAGGCCGCGATCGAGAAGCCGCGCAGGAAGTAGCTCGGAGTGCCCCTGCGTGAATACGTGAGGTGTGTCTTGAGAAGCCCGATGTCCTGCTGGTCGGAGACATCTGTCGGGGGCTTCAGGAACGAGATCGTGGGTGGAGGCTTGATGCGGGCGAGGTGAACCTCCGGCCCGTAGATCTCGACCGCCAGGAACACCACGACGGGCGGGGAGAGGCGGTACAGGGGCTGTCCGCGCTTGCTCGGAGCCAGATGAACCTGGACGCGGCCCTGATCCTCGAGACCGATGGTGTCTGCGGGCGGCCGCAGGAAGGAAGTCGGAGTGCCTCTGCGCGAATAGGTGAGCCAGACCTCCGGCCCCGACAGCTCCACCGCCGTGAAGACCACCCGCGGCGCACGCAGGACGTACTGGGCCTTCGACCTGCGGCCTCTGGTGATGTGGACGGCGGGGCCGTAGTAGATCTGAGCCGCTGCTACCGCAACGATGTAGTTGCGCAGGAAGTACTTGGCGATCGGCCTGCGCTGGGGCGCAAGCACGACCATGGTTCCACCGAGGCGGTCCTGCTCTACGAGTGGCGTCTTCCCGAGGCCGTTGAGCGGCTTTCCTCTACGCGAGTAGGTCAGCCAGGTCTGCGGGCCGTAGAAGACATCTGTGACCGGGGTGGTAACGACAGCTGGCGCAGAGAGCTTGTAGTCGGTGCGTACACGCCTGATCCGAACCAGGGAGGTCTTGATCTGCCCGTTCGTGGCAGTGATGACCGGCGGGCGGAGGTCATAGTCCGGAGAGCGGCGGGTGACAGTCGAGCGCCGCCTCTCGGGCAGCATCACGTTGAGGTAGACCTTCGGCCCGAAGAAGATCTGCGCAGCGGTTACGACAGCCGGTGGGCGAAGATGCCCGACACCTGGGCGCCTATAGGAACGGGTGAGGTAGACACCCGGGCCGTGCCAGGAGATCCCTCCACCGACCACCGCTGGCGGGCGGAGCTTGGAAGAGAAGGGCAGCCTGCGCGAGAGGCCAGAGCTCTGCTTGGACTTGACCGCCGCCCAGTAGGTAATCGAAGGACCGAAGAAGATCTGAACTGCGGCTGCGGTTACGATGGCGGGCGGCCGCAGCTCGTAGCGCGTGAAGTGCCTGTTGACCTCTGCCGGGCTCTGCCGCCGAACGGTGATCTTGTAGGCAGTCCTGATCGTGCGCTGGTCGAGAAGCGGCAGCGCCGCAGGAGTTACTACGGTCGGGGGGCGGAGGAAGGTATGGCCGGGGCCAAGATCCGACCTCATGTAGCGGGCCATCTAGGCCCGCCCTGCTAGGTGAGGATCAGGATCTCTGGTGCGCGTTACCTGACGGCGGGGCGCCCGAGAGCGACCGGTAACCGAGTGCGGGCGCGGAAAGCAAACGCGCTTGCGCGGCGCCATCACCAGCCGCCGCCCATAGATGCGAGCCTGCCTGAAGCGGTGCTGGATCATCAGCCGATCCCGTAGAGCGTGAAGACGGAGCCTTCCTTGATGTCAGACGCCGCGAAGATGGTGATGCGGTCTACCGCTGCGGGGCTGGCGGTCCAGAAGGTCTGCTGAATGGTCTGTCTGTTGGCGGCGGAATAGAAGCCGTTGCAGACACCGCGCATCACCTTTGTCCAGGTGGTTCCCGTGTACTTCCCAATGAAGATCTCCCCCATACATGGGTTCACGTCTCCCGTGGCTGCGAGCACGCCTACCAGGCCCTCCGTCTGTCCACCCAGCACGCTCGTGCCGCCCGCCTGAATGTCGACCTGGGCGAAGGCATAGTTCGCGGCTGAGTCGTTGTTCAACCGCGCATTCAGGTTCTGCGCTGCGGCATTCTCGGTCTGCGCTACCCAGGTGATCCACAGGTCACGGTAGGTGGCCGGGATGCTCGTGAAGTCGATGGTGGCAGAGCCACCCGCGGGTGCCACGATCTCCTGGATGAACGTGAAGTCACCGCCACCGCCGCCGCCAGAGTTCACCACCGTTACCGGGATATACGGCATCAGTACACGGTACTCCGACTCACGGCCTGCAGCGCGATCAGAAGCTCATTGTCCACGAAGCCCCCGGCTGCCGCAGCCGGATAGATCGCAAGCGTGAATGCGGCTGCGCCGCTTGCAGGAGCGCTGCTGGTCCACGCTGCCACATTTTCTGTAGCAGTGTTCTCCTGTTTGGAGCCACCCCAGATAATGCAGTTCGTAGCCACAGCGCCAGCCGTGCCCGAGTTGGCGCTTGTGACATTGGACAGCGTGCCATTACTCGCTGTTGCCGTCTCCGAATCCATTCCGATCACGGAGAGCCAGAGATAATCCTGGGCTCCACCCGGCTGAGTAGGCGTGAAGCTCGCGGGATCGATGTTGGCACTAGTTGTGGTAGTCGCAGCAGATGCCTCGCATACAAAAGCGTTGGTCGTGTCTACACCGGTAAGCCGCCAGGTGATCGTTGCGCCTTTGATAGCTGCCGACAGATCAACGGAGATCGTGGCGCCCTCGCTGCCGTCTGCCACTTTGAAGATCACGGCGATCGAGTCATCCGAGGCATCTGGGCTGCCGAAAGCCTGCGCCTCAGACCATCCAGCGGGAGCAGTTCCTCCAGCGAAGCCTCCAGATCCGCCCATACGCAAGTACATGACCAGGAGGTCATTGGCGGAGATGGTTCCTGGAAGGTTTACCGTCCAAGGGTCGGTTGCAGTCGTTATGTTGGTCCCCGCACGCCCAGCATCGACCGGAAATGCCAACTACGCCACCGCGGTGAAGGAACAGGTCGCGAGTGTGCTCGCAGCGCCCCCGGAGCCGCCCCCAGTTCGGTAGCGCACCACGTTCACCTTCGCGTCATCCACGAGCAGCCCCCCGAAGTCCCCGGGGACGAGCGGGTAGGCCGTGAACGTGTACTGCACGATGCCACCGGCATCGGCCTGCACGAGCGCATCCCTGCGCTCATCAGTGTCCCCATCATGGCGCTGGCGAATGATGATCTCGTAGAACTCAGCAGACGTACCGCCAGTGGCGGTCACGGTGTACTGGGTGCCCGCTGAGATGGAGACGGGATCGGGGCTAACCGTGCAGGGCGCTCTCTTGCCCGCCTGCGCCGGGAGAGCCAGAACGAGCGCCACGAGTATGAGCCACTTCACCATCCTGCACCTCTTCCTAGAAGGCCAATTGGGGGATTATCGCCAGCGCCCCCGGATACCATCGTGCCGCCCCCGAAGTCATCGATCCGCGCGTTTACATCTGTGATCCCAAATCCGGTGTAGCCCGCGGCGCTGTAGGTCGCATCCACCTGAGCCAGGTCCGCTGTGGCCCAGGCTCCTGAAGTGAAGACCCAGGCTTGCAAGCTGGACCCAGTGATCGCCAGGCCGATCTTGTCGCCCGCCGACAGGTTCTGAGTCCAGGACGAGAGCACCGCCCCCACACCCGCGTCATAGCGCTGCAGGCGCATGGTATGTACGCCGCCCGTGATCCGCCAGTCGACCGAGTAGCCGTTGGGCGTCGATGAGACGGCGCTCAGACGTGCAAAGCAGTAGGTCCCTCCCGCGCCCGTGGCCGGCAGTACGGAGAGCGTCGCGAACGTCTCCGTGTTTGGCCCAAACGTCCCGACGTTATAGAGGGCGTTACCTGATCGCGCGCCGGCCTCATTGGAGATCCGCTCGAGCTGACCGGAGATCCCGTTGATGGCTACTCCTGCGCCGGTCGTCCAGATCCCACCCTCCGAGAGTGGGTCCTCGTTGGCTCCAGTGAAGGCGCTGATAATGGGGGTGGTGGGGAACGCCACCTATGGAGCTCCGATGGTGATGCCCTCCAGCGTGAGCTTCGACTGCCAGAGATCCCACTCGGCGTCTTCCATCGCCCGCGTGATCGTGCCGCCCGCCGGGGCCATGTGGGTGTTGTCCGTCCACGCCCCGGTCGAGGTGCCGTTTCCGTTACCCCTGGGTTCCCCCGAGAACTCCCCGTCGTTCCCGCGTGAGTAGGAGCCCTGGCTCGTGCCCTTCATGGCTCCGAGGACGTTATCGTGGGCCTGGTTGTCGGAGCCTCCGGGCTTGACGGACATCCCCTGGTATCCGTAGTAGTTGCGCGTTACGCCGTCATCGAGGTAGCCCGCGTTCGTGTAGCGGTTCCCTAGGAAGCGGTTCCCGCTCGCAGGGCCTGTCCCGGTGGGGAAGACCGCGATCGAGAGCGTGCGCACGAGGATGTTGTCCTGAATGATGTTGTTGTCGACGTGCTGCCCGGAGCCGCCGTAGCCGTCGAGGGTGATCCCATTCTGGGAGGACCCCGGCCCGTTGCCTGGGCGGAACTGGCCCTGCAGGTAGTTGTCGTGCCAGTTCGTGCTCGAGGAGTGGTAGATCGAGAACAGGTCCTCGGGGTCGGACTTGTTGTACTCGTTGATGATCTCGTTCCAGGCCACCTCGAAAGAGCCTGACTGGTAGAGGCGCACCTGCAGGAAGTTCCCCACCCCACCCGAGACGCGCTGGATGTTCGTGTGGCGGTTATAGCGCATGAGGATGTCCCCATTTCCCACCAGGGTGATCCCCGCCGTCTTCACGATCGTGCAGTGCTCCATCGTGATCGAGTCGAAGATGTCGCAGTCGAGGATGCGCCAGGACCCACCCGTGAGCCGGGAGTTCTGGATGACCAGATTCGGGGGCGTACCCGCGGAGGTCTTCATCATCGTGCCGGCGGTGTACGTCTGCACGAGACCGTCGAAGGTCACCAGCGAGGTCGTGGAGATCGTGATCTGCCCGTTGAAGACGCCCCCGTAGGTACCGCCCGTCGTGATGATCCCGTTCCCCGGTACCGGATCGACCGGGGTCACCGGGTTCGTGTGCTCGGTGGGGGTCACGAGAGAGCGCATGGCGTGCCCGAGATCGGCACTCACGAGTCCGTAGGTGTGCAGGGTTGCACCGGGGATCACCACCGGGTTACTCCCATCGGCGTCACAGCGCTCCCAGGCGTACTCGTAGGTCAGGTAGTCCTCGTCGAACGTCCACGTCCCGTTGGTGGTCGAGAGTGTCTGCCCGACCTTCGGGGTGCCCGAGACCACGGGTGGCGTGACGTTCACGACGGTCATGTCACCACTCCCGTAGGAGCAGAGCGAGCGGAGCCCGGGGGAGGCGGCGGCACTCCGCGGCGCACGTCCTCCACCTCCACCAGCCCCAGCCCCATCTGGGTGGTGACCCCGGTGGGGCGAGCACCCCCCTCGAGGTAGGCCAGCACCTTCGCGTACTCCGCGGGGTTGTCCTTGCGGTAGGACTGGGAGGGCGCTGAGATGCGCTTGGCTAGAAGGAGATGGTCGATGGCGGAGGAGAGATCAGCCATAGCGTCACTCTCCCCCCGCCATCACTGCCTACTCAGCCCACACAACGCCGGCGTAGCAGTTGACCGCAGCACCTGCGAGGGTGCGGACGCGGGCAAATGCCGACACGGCCACTTCGGGCTCTCTTCCCAGCGGGAACTGGATGTAGATGCCCGAGGTAGGCGGCACGAAGTGCGCCTCCAGCGACACCGGGGTACCCGTCGGGGTGACCTCGGTGGTCGTGTTGGAGTAACCCGAGAGCGCCGCACCGAGCTGGACGCTCGAGGCGGGTGCGTTCGGGTCATTGAACTTCGAGATGTCGCCTGCGACATACGCGGTCAGGGTGGTCTGCGGCGTTGCGGTGTGCCGCAGGAGCTCCACCTTGATCGGAGTTGCCGCCGTGGAGCCGTCGAACTCGACCCACCATTCCACGAAGCGAATGGCCGGCGTGGTCGTGTTGGTCGCGAGCTGGAGCATGGTACGAGTGGTCGTACCAGTGGTGATCGCAACCGGGGGGTTCGCGCCAGGCGCGGCCCCATTAGTGACTCCGTACGTCTTTTCAGCCACTTGCTGCTACCTCCTCCTTGGAGTCGGCCGCGTTGGACGCGGTTGTAGGCGTCTCGATGGGGATATACAGCCTGGTGCCGTCGGCCACCGAGAAACCGACTGCCCATTCCTGGTCGACCCATGAGGGCCAAATCGCGGTAGGAGTCATGTGCCCGAGATGGGCACCCAGATCGCAGAAGACCTCGAACCCTGCTGCGATTGCCTTCTCGCAGAAGACGATGTCCTCAGAGGCGTCCCAGCGCTCAGTCTTCCCGTACTCGAACCAGGGAGACCCGATCGCCTCGAACACCTCCCTGCGCACGAGGAGCCCTGCCGTCCCCACTGCCTGCACTTGAAGCAGGCCCTCCCCAGGAAGCTGGTGGAGGTCGATCGTGTGGTAGAGACCGTCTTCACGATGAGAGAAGGCAAGCGGGGAGAAGGGCGCCTGGCGGCGCAGGTAGAGGCTCCCCACAACGTCCTTGTGGTGCGACAGCAAGCGGGTGAGGATGTCCCCCGGGAAGACGTGGTCGTCATCGATGAAGAAGAGCCACTCCGAGTCCGACTCCAGCATGCGCTCCACGAGCTTGTTGCGCCCCCGCACGATGTCCGTCGAGAGCGCCCAGTCCACCATCGTTCCCGGGTCATGCTTGAGCTGGGTTAGGCAGACCGGGAAGAGCGTGTACCGGCTCTCATCGTTCGCAACGATTCCGACTGTCCCGCTCATGCTTCTACTCTCTCAGACGTCGTGGATGCTTCCCCGTACTCGATCGGGAGGATCACGTTCGTGGCTGCACCGTAGGAGCCGATGGTGGCGCCCACGGCCCACTCGCCGTCGTGGACGGTCGGCCACATGACCGCGTGCGTGATGTGACCGATTTTCACCGAAAGGTCGACGTGGATGTCGAAGCCCTCCGCCTTGGCCTTGTTGCAGAAGAGGAGATCCTCTGATGCGGCGTCATATTCGAACCAGCGGGGGCCACCGATCGAGACCAGCACCGAGCGGTGAATGAGCATCCCCGCCGTTCCTGCCGCCACGATCTCCACGAGGCCCGACTCCTCCTGCCCCGGCAGGTAGATGGGGAGGTAGCGGGTGTCGTCCACGCGCTCCGTGAAAGCCACGGGCGGGAAGGGAGCCGAGCGTGTGGTGCAGACGGGCACGATCAGCTTCTTATCGTGAGAGAGGAGCTGGTTCAGGACGTTGGGTGCGAAGGCATGATCATCGTCCATGAAGAACAGCCACTCGGCCTGTGAGTCGAGGGTCATCTGGCAGAGCGCGTTCCGCGCACCGCACCAGTCACCCCCGATCAGCGTCTCCTTGCGCCAGCCCGTGGGGAGCTCCAGCTTGTCCAGGCACGTCCAGAAGAGCGTGTAGCGCGCTGAGTCGTTCGCGATGACGCCGACTATGCCGGACACTCGACCCTCCAGAGAGCCTTATTGCGCTCTTCCTTGAGCCGCTCGATCTCTGCCAGCAACTCGGGAACGTCGTGCGTGTAGAACCAGCGAATGCTCGTGGGGTCGCCCTTGCTCACGAAGTGCTCAGCGCGGCGCTCGATGACCTGCAGGTCGAGAGAAGTCATGACCCCACCCGCGACCCACCGCGCTCGTTGCGCTCCAGTGGGACGCCCGCGTACATGCGCCTGATCGGAGGCCCGATCGAGGGGAAGACGCCCCTGGTGGAATCCTCGGTCCACTTGGAGTCCTCACCGGCGTGCTTGAGCAGGTGGATGGAGACTCCTGGGAATCGCTCCTCCGCGTTCTGGATCACCCAGGCCTGATCGAAGGAGCCAGCCGTGGTCTTGATGATGTAGCCCGAGGTGTCGATCGTCCTCGCGTGCCAGCGCGGTCGTGGGTCATCGGGGTTATCCGGGTAGATCTCCACCCGCTCAACGCCCTCGGTAACGTCATCGATCTCGGCCCCGTGAATCTCTGGCTCAGACGGCAGCGTCTCAACGGTAGGAGCCGGGACACCACCGTCGAGCCAGGTAGCCAGATCATGCACGAGAGCGCCCGCGTTCGGGTCATCCTGCGCCTGCGCGTATTCACGAATGACCGCCACCACGTCCGCCATGAGGACGTACGTGCCCGCCTCCGGGACGATCAGACCCTTGATGTCGCTCACGAGAACCGCCAGTTCCAGGTGATCCACAGGCAGGCTCGGGACTCCCCGGTGGTGGCGTTACGTGACGGAAAGACATTCATGCGCGGGGCCTAATGACTTCCTTGTAGTACTGCCTGAACTTCTCATCACGACACGGGCGGCAGAAGCGTCCTCCGCTTGACTTGAATTCGTACTCCCCGCCACATCGAGGGCACGCTTGCTTGCGGGCATTCTGCGCAGACACAGAACTCCCGCGCAGGATGTTTTCTCGTTGGGTAGTAACTCTGAGATGCGCAGGGTTGGCGCAGATCTTGTTTTCGCAGAGATGATCGATGGTCATCCCTTCCGGGATCTTTCCGGAGCACAACTCGTAGACGAATCTGTGGACATATGTGTTTCGGCCCTCATGGCTGGCAGTGCCATAGCCCCGGCCAGCCAACGACCCCGTCCATTCCCAACAGCTGTCTTTCTCACCTATGACCAGTGGCTCAAGATTCATCTCTAGGCCCTGGGATAGGAGATGGGGTACACGACCTGGACTTCTGCAGGGCCTGCGGAGCAGACCTTCACGTGCTCCAGGATGACCTCTCGCCTGATCCGCACCTTCTCCCACTCTCCCGCTCCGTAGGGATACACGCACTCACAGTGGACAGAGCAGCGCGGGCACACCAGCTCGACCGACTTGGCGGCCCAGGGTGTCTCCCGCGCTTCTCTGACCGTGAGTTGCATCTAGCTGACCGCGGTCACCGCAACTGCCGCGCAGGCCGCGCTCGGAGGCTCGACGTCCGTCTTCCAGTAGCCGCCTTCCGAGATGTCCTGCGAATCGGGCGGGCCGTCTCCGTAGGGACCGTCTCCCCACTGGCCGTTGGTGCGCGAAAAGCCGGTGAGGGAAGGCTGTGCCGCCGCCTCTTCGAAGGTGTTGTCCCCGAGCTGCCAGATGGTCATGGGGAAGACCCAGTGGACCCAGGGGAAGCTCGCGTCCTGGCCCGATCCCACGATGTGCTTCGTCCAGAACTCGAAAGCCACCGCCGGCTCATCCTCGTCGCAAGCCAGTGAGGACGGGAAGGCGAGACCCACCACATCGGAGCCGTCGTCGATCGTGGACGCGCCCAGCATGAAGGCCATCATCTGCGGCTCGAGCGTCGTGTCCGAGAACGCGAACTCGAACCAGTTGAAGGTGTCGGGGAACTTGAAGGAACTGATCTTGCAGCCGCAGCCGTTCCGGACCGAGACCGCCGTGCCCGTCTCGATGTTCGGGGTGACCGACACGGTGAGAGCAGTGTCCGTGACATAGGCGTTGTTGCCCGCAATCACGTTCCCGTTCCCGTCCACTCGGGTGATGCGCGTCCGACAGAGCCCGAAGGACACGCCACAATTGACTGCCATTACTGAACCTCCTTCGGACTCATCACGGAGTCCAGTCGATCAGAACTCCGGATTGCAAGGACGTATCCCACAGGGCGAGGAAGTACTCCTCCGCCCGGTAGGTGATGACGTTCGATTCACGATCGATGTACTCCTTGGGCATCGGCCTCGGCCCGGGAGCCGTGTAGACCTCCACGGGGCCGGTCGCGAATGCCCATTCCAGCCCTGAGGCTGGGGTAGAGCCTGTCTTGCCTGTCGGGTCGACCCCGATATACCCGCCGTCGGAGACCACGAGAGTCCCGTTGGCGGTGCGCAGGAAGTCGGCTCCTTCTGCCCTGGTCACGAGATCCACGAAGTTCCAGGCAGACACGATCCCGGGAGTGGCGTGGATCATCCCCGCCCTGCCCGTCTCCCCGATCGCGTTCTCCAGGTAGTTCAGGCCCACCTGCGCCGTGACCGTGCCGCCCCCCAGTTGCGTGAGATTGGTATCCCCGAAGTAGGGGTTGGTCGATCCCAGGGTGCCTCTGGAGAGAGCCTGCGCTACCGCGAAAGAGAAGGTCGCATCGAGCGCTCGCTCGGCCCTCGCGGCGAACTCCTCCGGAGCAGCGGTGATGGTGGAGCAGGAGATGGGGAAGTACGCGACCAGCCCGTCGAAACGCGGCTGGTCCCAGTCCGACTCCGACTCCTTCGTGCGGAACGTCCCTTCCAGACCACACGGGTCCCACAGGGATGGTGTGTCGACCGGGTAGCCCCAGACGTTGACTCCGTTGAGTTCCCTGCCCTGCACCTCGCGTCGCACGCCAGGTGCCTCCAGCAGGCTGTATGGGGGTACGACAGGAAGGGGGCCGTCCAGATCGAGCGCCGGACCGATTCCCGTGAATGTGCTCATCCGGACAGCCCCTTTCCGTCAGTGCTAGCTCTCGCAGGTGCGAGCAGTACCCGCGGGCGGGAACTGGCCGACTGCGCAGAGGGTGGTCGTCTCCCAGTAGCACGACTGTGCCGGCGCGATCCGCACGACGTTGCGGAAGCGCTCTCCGAAGACCTGGAAGTCGTTGGTCGAGTTCAGCTCGGAGTCACGCACGATCCCGAGTTCCAGGACGCCCATGTCGATCCCGAGGAACGCGCCCTCGGGGAACAGGGCCCACTGGAAGGTATTGGGCCATGGATCGAGCGCACCCGCTCCCTGGCTGGCATCCGGCTGCATGTCATCACCGGCAGCGAAGTCCCCGTCCTTGTAGACGACCGTGTCGATCCCGATCGAGGACAGGTAGTTCAGGTACCAGCCGCGCGTGCGGTCGAGGTTGTAGGGGTTCTGCACGCCGTCGAGGAGGAGCATGTCGAACACGACTTCTGGGATGAGCGCCCGGAAGCGAGCGTCCGTGGGCATCCGGAAGCGGCCTCTGATCCCCCACATGGACTTCGCGATTGCGTCCACAAGGTAGGTCAGGGCAGACAGCGTGTTCGTACCGGAGGTGACGTTCACCGACAGAGCCTTGATCCGCTCGAGGATGAACATCTCCGAGGTACGCGCCATCGCGGCCATCGTGAGCTCGTTCTCGTGTGCGATCAGCTCCGGCCACGAGCGGGCGTTGAGGTTCCCGTACTCGCGGCAGTGGGCGATGATGTTGACCGCCGTCTCCGTGTACGTGTAGCAGGTGAGGTCCTGGCAGGACTTGGTTGCGAAGGTCCCGCCGAGAGCGTCATTGGCCTCCGAGATGGAAGAGATGGCCGTGGTGATGTCCGCGATGTAGTGCGACTCGGGGACGTTCACCGATCCGCGTCGTGCCGCGAAGATCGGCAGGGAATCCCACACCGGCTCCGCGGTCGTTGCGAAGTTAACCAGGGAGTAGAAGGGCTCCGCAGGAGCGCACAGACCACCGGATGCGGTGAGGGAGTACTCACCCACACCACCGGGGACCGAGGCGGCCACGACAGCCGAGATCTTCTCCTTGTTCACCTTCTGGTCGTCTCCGAGCGTCCGCTCCTCCGGGAAGGGGAATTCCGCCCGGGCGATCTTGGTCTCCGGGCCACCGAAGCGGTACTTGCCCGGGGTGTCGGTCTTGGGATGCGGCCCGTAGTGCGCCGCTGCCGTCTGCACCAGCTCCCCGAAGTCGTACGGGGTGAGCGGATCCTTGTACTGCAGGGAGAACTCACCGGCCGCCACGAGCGCGGTTCCAGCGGGCTTCTCCTCCTGCGGCATTCGGTCGGGCTTCGCAGGCGGGGGCGTCCGCGAGAAGCGAACGACCGGGACGGCGTTGATAGCTGTCGCATCCCCGGAGGCAACAACAGCCTCCTTCTCTTCTGCCTTCTCCTCGGCCGCTTCCTCGGTGATGGCCTCTGCCTCGGCCACGACTTCCAGGGCCTCTGACTTCTCCTCATCCGCGGGAGAAGGCTCAGAGGGCTCCTCGGGCTCCGGCTCGTCTTCCTTCGGCTCGAAGGCCTTGAGCGTCTTGTTCTTCTTCTCGACGTAGTTCTCGTGTGCCCGCTCGCGCAGGCCGCTCTCTGCGAGAAGGAGCTGGTACTGGTTACCGCCCTTCTCCAGCTCCGCGAGGATCTCGTCTGCTGAGAGATCCTTCAGGAACTCCTCGTCCTCGGCTGCGATCAGGTCCTTGGCGGACTCGTGATCGGCCACGAGGGTCTTGAGCTCTTCATCGGAGACAGCGCTGATGTCTTCCGGGAGAGCGGGGAACAGGGATTCCATTGTGCCTCCTATGGACGTAGTAGTTCACGCCCGGAACCCCTGGCACCGGATTAGGCGGTCGTCCCCGACTCCCGCGTTACGAGATCTTGTATCAGATGCTCGCGATGGCAGCCGTCGTCTTTCCCTGATAGGGGAGTAGGAGGGACGGCCGCGTAGCTCCCGAGTTTCAGATCTGAGGCTCTCCCACCACTTAGCCGAGAAGCCCCTCTGTCGTGTCCTCGCGGTGGCGCTTGCGCTCCGCTTGTCAGGCTGCTGGCTTCGTGGTTACCCCTTTATCTACCAGCCCCGCCGCTTCTCAGGTACCTCGCCTGAACTCTCTCGGGAGATGTCAGCAGCGGCGTGCGCTAGGCTACTCTCAAGTCTTGGGGCACAAGACTTAGGCTACAGGGGCGGGACGATGTTCCCGCCCTTTGCCTTTCACCAGTTGTAGGCCAGCCCGTCCTCCGCCACACTGAGGGCGCGGCGCAGAGGGTCCCGACCCCAGCGGGCCTTCTGCCCGCCCTTCACCGAAGGCACCATGTCGGGGTGCTCTACCAGTGAGGGAACGCACACTCGGATGTCCTGGGCGGTCTCTCGCTGCCAGCGGCCGGCGTTCCCGTCATCGGCCCGGGTCATCCTCGGATGATCCTGGCTCCACTCGAGGAACTCCTCCGCCTTCGCCTTCGGCCACAGGACGGCCACCAGCGGAACGATCGGGGAGCGGTGCAGCCAGACATAGCTCTGCTTCAGCTTGAGCGCCCGCATGAAGCGCCGCGCGGTTCCCTGCGGGTAGCCCCCGAGGAAGAGCACCACCGGCACATCGTGGTTGGAGAAGGAGATCGCGTCGACAGCGCCCGCGAAGTTGCGGCACACCACCGCGTCATCCTGGATTACGAGAACGTGTGTGCAGTCAGGTAGATCGCTGAGACAAGCGCGATAACCGTCCCAAGGGCTAGGAGGATCACTGCTGTGAAGGCACACAGATGTCGGAAGTCCCAGAGCATCTGCGAGCGGCTGGTGTAGGTCTGCACGCGCGGGGTGGCCCTGGATGCGCGCTATGACGCCCAACGGGCCATGAGTGAGCGCTTGCGCCGCTGGTAGCCCTTGGAGCGCAATGATGCAATGATCGAATCATTCTCGCATTCGCACAGGCCCGGGAGGATGAGCGAGTGCACGCCCCCGGAGGCAGAGAGCGCGAACTGCGGGGACTCGAACCCGTTGACGGGAACCGCGAGCGCGGCCACCATCTCCAGGTTCCCTCTCATCTGCCGCCAGTCCCCCGAGAGCGGGTTGGCCCGGAGCGAAACGAGAGCCGAGGCAGCAAGATCCGGCCGGAGGACTCCGGAGACCCAGATTCCCTGCTTCCCGTTGACTGCTCGGACGAAGGCTCCGACTGATCCCGTGTTGTCGTAGTGCCGGGAGGCAGCCACAACGTCGGCGTTGAGGGGGGCGTGGTCGGTGTCGAAGGTGATCTTTCCGATGGCAATTCTCTCTCCTTCCGCCGTCACGACGTAGCCCTGGTGGAACTGCTCGTAGTTGGTAGCCGAGCGCGGAGGCGTCACGCACTGCTCGAACTGCCCCCCGAGGAAACCCCGGTGGCAGGAGCCCCAGATCGCAGCATGGCCGTACACGGAGCCGTTCGCGTCGTAGGTCATGGGCGTGGGAGTGTTCGGCTCGGGCCTGAAGAAGGATTCTCTGGCTGGTGAGAAATCAGTCGTAGACAAGGGACACCTCCAGCGCGTTTTCTACCTGGGCCATGAATGCTGACGGAAGATCCGGATGCTCGCCTTCGAACAGGGTCCTCGCAGCATAGACCTCCAGTGTCTGGCACAGAGAAGCGGCCATTGACTCCCCCAGGCCGTTACTCATCAGGAGTGAGTAGAACTCCTCCGTTCCTCCGTCGACCAGCTTGAGCGGCTCTCCCACACGCTCAGGCCCCACCACAGATGCAACAACGGCATCGGGGTGGCCCTCAGCACAGTCTCGGCACTTGTGCCGGATGCGGACTCCCGCGAGTTTGCGACAGCGTACGAGCGCGAGATCGGCCGCTCCAATGAGATGGGCACTAGCTGTCCGAGATTCCTGGCGGGAGCCGGTTCTTCCTCGGGTGGGATTGGGTGGGCCATTGGATGCATCCCTTCTGGAGCCGTTGGCCGTGGGGCCGGGGGTGGTCGCCGGGGGTGTCACAGGCTCGACGTAATAGGGCGTGCCCTTGAGGAGGTTGGGGTCGCGCAACTCCTTCGCGAGCCAGATCTTCTTGTCCTCCTCGGTCGAGGCGTAGGAGGGCGGGTAGCCCTTGAGCTCTAGGTACGCCGGCTCGTTGATCTGCCCGCGGTCGAAGGCCTGGTCTGCGTCCTCCGTGCGGTCGGGGGAGATCACCACCTGGCTGTCGTCGTAGGCCACCACCACGTCATCGAAGCGCGCAAAGCCCTCCGCCTCGAGTGCAGGCCTGAGATATGCCTCCGCGAGATCATCCGCGAACTGCTCGGCCCTGGGGATTCCGTGCGAGCGCCACATGTCGTGCATCACCTGCTTGGCCGTCCAGTGGTTGGCATCGGTCATCCCCAGGAGTGCCTCCGGCGGCATGTCCAGGCCGAGCGCCATCCGCTTGATCGCCTCCGTGCGCAGGTCCTTCTCCATGTAGTCCGTGGCCGGATCGTGGGTCTTGATCCACTGCACGCGGTCGAGGTACTCGTACGCCCCCACCAGCGCGAACGGAACCTTGGACGCGGCCGATTCGGGATTCTCGATCTGGGAGGAGACGTGCTCCGCATAGTCCGCGAGGAAGACGTCGTTTTCCATGTCCTCGTCTCCGATCGGCTCCGCCGCCCCGAAGGTCAGCTCCTGGGGCAGCGTCACGATCCCGTTGGTCATGCGCGTGAGCGCAGTTCCCCTGACGGAGGCGGTGAGGATGAGTAGCTCTTCGCAGATGTCCACCACTGAGGCCACAGGGGAATCAGGGAGGTCCGACTGCCTGGGGTGCGGAGTCCAGAAGCGGTAGCCCACCCCGATCTCATCGGACTCGCGCTTGTCCGGGTAGAGACGGACAGCAGTTCCGTTCTCATAGACCTTCACCTCATCCTTCCACAGGAACTTCCAGCGCCGTCCCCCGTCGTAGCCGAAGAGAACGCCCTCTCCGGTGATGAAGGACAGAAGCCCGTAGGCGTACTGAACGCGGGATCTTCCTCCTCCCGGATCCTGGATGCGGTTCAGAAGTTGAACCGGAGGGCCGGACTCGATCGGCTCTATCTCGCCCGTCTCGGAGAGAAAGGCGGGGAAGTAGCGCACCCGAGACATCATCCGCGCCAGGAAGTGGGACGCGAAGTGCAGCTCCCCGATCTGGTCGTAGTACTGGAGAGCCCGGTACTGCCAGGGCATCGACACGCGCTTGAAGTACGCAGACTCCCCGGTGCCCCGAAGCCGGGTAGCAGAAGCAGTCAGCGCTCTGGGCGCTGGCCGTCGGGTGGGTAGGGCCACCTACTTGCCGGGTCTGTTCGACTTCTTCTTACCGCAACCGCAAGCCATGAGTCCTCCTTCGCTCAGCGCGATTGTAAGTCACGACTGCGATGAGAGCTTGTGCGCCAGTGGCACGAGCGCAGACAGAGCCATCGGAACGGCTGCCACCTCGACTCCGAAAGGCCAGATCTGCCAGCCCGCCCACCAGCCGAGTGCAAGCCAGAATCCGAGACACCACGGGCAGTCGATGAAGGAGCCCAGCGCCAGGCGGTAGTCCGAGGGAACCGGGTCTCCCTCCTTCTCCCACTTCTCCCCCAGCTTCGTAATGTAACGGCGCGGGCGGTCGAGGATGTCGTCCTCGGCCAGAAGCCGCCAGGTTCTGAAGGCGGCCAGGGATAGGAGAATCAGGACGTACCAGCCAGGGATCTTCACGCGGGGACCTTGGTCGCGCCCGCGATCTCCGTGATCCGCTTCTTGGCGTCAGCCGTCCCGAGCGGGGAAGTCACTCCTAGGTGGGTGTGGGAGCGCGAGGGATCCCCGGGCCAGCTACCCACTGTCCCGAGAACCTGTCCCACCTCCACTACCTGCCCGATAGTGAGAGGGGAGCGCGCTCCGTAGTGCGTGGAGAAGTAGCGGTAGCCGGTAGACGTCTCGTAGTGGATGGACCAGCCGAAGATCCCGATCGTCTGGTCTGCCCCCGAAGCCGGATCGCGGCCCGAGAGCTTTCTGATCGTGGCGCGCTCGACCGCCAGCACCTTCGTTCCGCCAGGAGCGCAGAAGTCGATGGCCCAGTTCCCCGAGAGCCCCGCGGTGGGATGGAGCCCCTGGCAGATCTGAGAGAGGGATCCCTCCGGATGTGGGTAGCAGCGGGTGAGTGCGTCCTCGCGCACCAGCTTGAGCGCGAGCGCGTCCATCGCGTACTGGCCGGCGTTGGGGAACTCGGCGGGAACCTTCGCGCTGCGCAACACCATCCAGGTCCCCCTGCCGTAAGCGCCGGTCGCAGGGGAGATCCCGACATCGCGCTGGAAGGCCTTGAGTGCGTCCTTGAGCTCGAGGCCGAAGTCATCGGTGAGATCGGAGAGATTCTGCTTGAGGTTCCCGAGACGGACCTGCCCGCGCTTCAGACCCTTGATCGTGGGGTGGTTGCGATCCCCCTCGTAGAAAGGACCGGTGTAGGGAAACTGCTTCTCAGTAAGCGGCACGACGGGAGGGGGAATGGGGGGTGTGATCTTCGTGCATGGCGTATTCGCCTTCCAGGCGTTCCACGCAGGAGCCGTGGGCGTGATGTCGTCCGCAGTGTAGAGCGAGTGACAGATGGAGAAGAAGCTCCCGTAGACGGAAGGCGTCTGGCCCGCGGTCCTGAGGATCGGCGCGATCTTCTCGAGTCCCTCTTTCTGCGCATGGTCGATGCACTGCTGCGCCACAGTCGGATTCCAGCCCGACTTCATCGATCCCTCCCCCGGGAAGAACTCGAGTGCTGCCACCGCGAAGGACATGTACTGCCAGCCCTGAGCGTTCTGCACCCAGTCGAGAGTCGCCATGTGGACGGGCTTCTCGTAGCGGTTGACCCAGAAGTCGAGGAGAAACCCTCCCACCTCTTGCAGCTTCAAGCCGTCGTCCACCACGTCCTCGATGTTCACACCGAGCGCTGGGGAGTTCTTCGCCTCTCCGACAGACAGGAGCCTCTGGAGATCGGCCATCGAGCGAACGTGCATCCAGGGAAAGTCCTGAATCCCTGCCCCCGCCCACAAGCCACGGCATCTGTCCCAGACCGCCGTTCCGCCCCCACCGCCGTTATCGGAGTTGAGGCTCCATGCCATCCATTTCACAACCGGAGCCTGGATATCGGGACGCTCCAAGTTCCCCCCCGCAGTCCTCGCATAAGCCCCGGGCTGGAAGAGGTCGATCACTTCGCGTTGTGCTCGGCCAGGAGCCTCTCGGCGTAGCGCTTGGACCTACCGACATCAATGCGCTTCTTGCCGTCCATGATGATCCACTGCCCTTTGTCTTGCACGAGCACAGCCTTCTTCTTGGCCGCCATCAGACCATCTCCTCTCGCAAGCGATTGAGCGCCCAGCCGGCTTCATCCATGTTCACCTTGGAGTCCACCCGCCCGATCTGAGACCAGTGGTGGAAGAAGTCGAAGCCGTAGACCATGCGCGTTCTGATCCCAAGCGTACGCGCCTTCTCCGATAGCCAGATATCCGCGTAGTACACGAGCGGCGGCCACGGCCCCACGATCTCCCACTGCTCCTTCGACATCAGCGGGACACGGGTGAAGTGGGTGAGTTCTCCGTCGGCCCCATCCTTCTCGTTCATGAACCAGCGGACTCCATCTAGTCCGTGGTTGTCGTAGACGCGCGGAGCGGGAAGCTCCATCGGGTTGCGAATCAGCGCCTCGCGCCCGAACCAGTACCAGCCGGGCTCTCCGTCGAGGTCATCCGCTCCGAAAAGGATGTAGGGGGAGTCGGATTTGTAGTAGCCCGCGTTGCAGCCCTCGGGCCAGGTTGGGGCATCCTGGATCACCACGATGTCGTAGTCCTCCCCCGCCAGCGTGGACTCGTAGGAGTCGATCGTGCGGTGAAGGCTCTCCTCCCTGCCCGTGATCGTGGGCAGAACGACTGTCAGCTCTGGCATGTGAGGCGGTAGCACGCAGCCCAGCAGACAGGGCGCCAGGGGGCGGAGCACTCGTAGCTCCCGAGATACTCGGCGTCGAAGCCCGACAGATACGCGAGGTACTTGAACTCCTGCTCCGTCCACCACAGCGTGATCGGCACCTCCGAGCGGGTGTGCTTGGAGCGGTCTCCGTCGTAGACCATCACCCGCACCTCTCCGTCGGGGCGAAGGATGCGGCGGAAGTCCTTGAGGATGGAGGAGGGATTTTCCGTGTGATGCAGGACGCCCGCGCAGTGGATGTGGTCGACCATCGGGATCCACGGCTTCTGCACCGGGGAGGCGCGGTCGGCCAGTCCGTGCAGCTCCAGGCGCATATCCACGATCTCGAGCGCCAGCGGGGAGACGTCGTAGTAGAAGACGTGCCCCGCCCCGTTCAGGCAGAAGAGCACCGTGTCATGTCCGGGGCCGCAGCCGTAGTCGAGAACGGTCATTCCGGGGAGGTTGACCGGCATGAACTCCAGCAGGCGCGGGTAGCGCTGAACGCGCTCCAGAAGCGCCGTCTGCGATTCCCCGACCGTCGAGTACGGCCCCCCGACCTGATTCTCATACCAGAACTCGGTGGCGCTCACTTGCCGGCCACCGCGTGGATGACATCTCCGTGCGCAACGACTTCCAGCACCTCACAGCCGAAAATCTTCCCGAACAGGAGTCGAAAGGTGGGCTCATCGAAGCGCCGCAGATGAACGAACTCGTAGGGCTCATCGTTCACCCGCAGCGCCTCTTCGTTGGGCGTGCGCACGATCAGAACACCTCCGGGCTTGAGAACGCGCAGAAGCTCCTTCACTGCGGCGTTGAGGTCGAGGACGTGCTCCAAAACGTCTGTGCAGACCACGACGTCGAAGACGTTGCGGATGAAGGGCATCTTCTCGATTCGCGCCTCATAGACCTTCAGGCCGCGCTCGTGAGCTACCTCCACGTAATCCTTGCTCATGTCCACTCCGTAGTGGATCTGCTCTCGACCCTCGGGGAAACGCATGAGAAGATCACCCATGCCGCAACCGGCGTCGAGAAGCAGGTGTTCTTCGGGGAGGTACTTCTTAATGAGCTCCACCGTCTCGTTCTCATTGCGCTGGAGCGTCCCTTCATCCTGAAACGGGTTTCGGCCCGTCTCGCGCCAGTACGCGATGTGATCCCGCGCGATCTGGTCGTAGTTCGCGCGGTAGGCCTGCGCGATGGTCATACGAGAGCGGTCTGGCCCTGGCATAGATCCAGCCACCATTTTCGGTCCCAGGGCTTCTCAGGATCGGGGATGTAGCCGATTCGGTCGAGCATGAAGTCTCGAAGTGGCCCCTGCGCCCATTCAACGTACGGCACCGGGAACCCGCGCTTATCCTTGCGATCGAGGATGGCCTGCGGCAGATACCCGTACATCGCATCCTTGAGCATGACCTTCCCCACGCGCTCCGAGTCCGGCCGTCCGAGAACGTAGTTCGCGACTCGCACGTCGGTCATTGGCGCGATGCCGGTGAGGCCATGCGCGGCGTTCACCTTCTCGTCCACCGCGAGCAGCGCCGGCAGGTTCACCTTCCATTCGAAGTCGAGAGCAGCGGCCAGCGTCTCTGGGTAGCCCGCGGGGAGGACATAGTTCTCGTATCCCTCAGGAGGCGGAATCCCCGCCACGAGATGGAGTCGTGCATATCCCCCGAACAGCTCATCTCCGCCCTCTCCTGATAGGACTGTCGAGACATGCTGCGAGACGTAGCGCGCCACCATGTACTGCCCGAACGTCCCCGGCCCCTCCGTCGGAGGCCCGATCTTCTCCACCATCTTGTCGAAGTGGTCGATGAAGTCCTGGGGCGTGATCTCGATCTCGTGCCACTCGCGGCCCTGCGTCATCAGCGCGGCCCATGGCCTTTCATCGTAGGCCGCTCCCTGGTAGTAGCCGGTGAAGGCGGGGAGCTCCGGCGCGAAGTACGCGACCGTGGAGGAGTCGATCCCGCCCGAGAGAAGAACCCCGGTGTTTCCGGGTTCGTGGAGCGCCGCGTGCCTGACGGCGTTTGCGATCAGGTCACGAAGCATCCTTCTCTCCAATCCGTAGGTGGGTGTGCGTTTGGGTGACTCCATGCTCGCGGTAAGACTCGACCGTCATGCGAATTCCATCGTTTAGAGGGGTCGTAGCAATCCATCCCGGCAGGCGCTTCTCACTTGAGAGCGTTCCCTGAACGTCATCGGGATCAGGGGGGACCAGCGAGTAGCGCGTCTCGACTAGGCCAAGTTCGTTCATGATCTTCTCGTACAGAACGAAGATCGGGGTCTGCACACCGGAACCCATGTCGAATGTCCCCGTGGTCCGTTCCTCCACAACGCGCTTCACGGCTCTCACCAGATCATCGATGAACAGCATGTCCCTACTCGTATCCACCACCACGCACGGCTGCCCCTCACTCAACCGCTTGTAGAAGGTCGGGATCGGCCCCGACAGGTTCCGGGGGCCGTAGATGTTCGCGAGACGCAGAACGGTCAGGTCGACGCCCGACAGGCGCAGATACTGCTCGGCCGCGATCTTGGAGATTGCGTAGGAGGAGACCGGCGGCAGGATGGTCTGGAAATAGATGAGGTGCGCACCGTGGTGCTTCGCGACCAGCGCCGCGTTGATCCCGCCCAGAACGTTCGTCTCGGCGTCTCGGTGCCACTTGTCGGGGTCGGAGTAGGAGGCAGCGCAGTGGATGACCACATCAGGCTCCAGGTCATTCGCAACGTCGTAGAGATCGCGGCGGTTCGTGATGTCTAGCGTGAACACACCATCACGGTTCTTATGTCCTGTCAGCCAGTTGTCGAATCCCACCAAATCGTTGCTAACCGCATCCTCATCCTTGATGAGCTCCCAGAAGGCATCCATGAGATGGCTGCCGATAAAGCCACCTGCCCCAGTGATGAGAATGCGCATCCGAGGAGTCTAGGAGGGCGTCCGGTTGTCGTTCCAGAGGTGCGCGTAGATCCCGCGGTCGCGCCATGTCTGCTGGTAGTACTCGTCCGAGGCGTCCTCGAACGAGATCCCCTCGATGCACTTCGTATCGACCCGATCCCACTCCCAGCCCATGCGCTCGACGGCGGGTGACATGTAGGAGTCCTCGGTGTAGCCCGGCGCCTTCAGTTGCGGCCAGGGCGTCTCCTTGTATCTGAGCCCCGCGTCCCACAGCTCCCGGCGGATGATGCAGTTCCCCCCGACGTTGTGGGTGTTGTGCATCTCCTGCTCATCCGTGCGCATCCCGAGCTGCCCGAGGCGTTCGTTCTCCCGAAACTTGCGCTCCACCTCATCGCACCAGCCGGGGAGGAACTCCCAGTCGTTGTCTGAGCGGTGGAGGTGAGTCGTGTCTTGGAAGATTCGGAAGACAGGCTCCCACCCAAAGTTCGCCGCGAACCCCGGATAACGATTTTCCCCTAGCGAGTATTGAGCGAATCGGTAGTTCTCGTGGAGCCAGTCGCTCGTCCCGTCGGTGGAGCCGTTATCGACCACCACGAACGAGTACGGCAGCGTCACCGTCTCCAGATAGGACTCGATCGTCCGCTTCGTGAGTTCCAGGCGGTTATAGGTGATGAAGACCGTGTGGAGCTTCACAATCCCTGTTCCTCAACATCAGCTGCCCACGCTGCATCAAGAAGATCCAATTCCATCCCCCAAGCAGAAGTGCGCTCTTCCACATCATCGGGCATATCTATACAGCGCACCCAGATACGTCCGTCCTTCATCTGCTGTTCGCGAAAGAGAGTGATGTGCCAGGACTCTGGGAAGTACTCCCCATCAATCTCCGCTCCCCACAAATGCTCCACACACACATCAGCATTTCGTGTCAAGGCGAAGGAACGAAACGCCTCAGGCACTGCAAGAGGCGAGTAGCTCATCCGAACAACTCTGCCCGCACGCGGTTGTGAGTCTCCACCTGCCACTTGCGGTCGCGCCAGCCCTGCTTGTGCTTCGACTGGGGGTTCACATGGCAGAGGTAGACGGCCTCGGGCACCTTCACGATCTTCGCGCCGGCCTTCCACGCCTTCGCCCAGCAGGACCAGTCCTCGAAGCCGTGGGGGTAGTCCGAGAAGCCCCCGATCTCCAGGAAGAGGTCTCGCTGGATGAGCGTTCCCACCACCAGCCAGTTGTCCTCCGAGAGCGGGATGCCGCGGTCTAGAAACACGGGTGGCGCAGCCTTTCCCTTGCGGATGTAGGAGACGGCGGGCGTGAGTAGAACGGGGTCGTCTCCCACTCGCTCAGCCGCCCGCCTCATCGCGTCGAGGTATCCCGGCGCGAGCTCATCATCCGCGTCCAGAAAGCAGAGCCACTCCCCGTGGGCCGTCTTCGCCATCTCGTTGCGTACGGACGCGATCGTGCCTTCTGGGTCGTGGAAGCAAGCCACATCGGGGGTCTGGGCGTGCGCGGAGGGGAAGGCGCGGCTCCAGGCGAGATCGCGCCACTCGTCCTCTCCGTAGGTTGCGATCAGAACGGAGATCGGGCTGATAGCGGTATTCGAGGCTTCTCTAGCCATGCGTGTCGCCTCGCACAACGGGAGCCGAGATAGGAGGTCGTTCGAGACCAGACCAATCGAAGCCCTTGCACTCGTGAGGATTCCCCTCGCGATAGACCTCATCCGTGGCCCAGAGGAACAGGTTGCATATCTCGTCTGCCAGGCTCGCCACGTCCAGCGCAGCAATCTCTTCGATGGTCATGGTCTTGTAACCGAGCTCCGTCTCCCGACGACGACGGCCACCCTTGCCGCCTCCCCACTGAAACGGCCACGGAGGATCGGCCAGGATCGTCCGATAGCGCGGCACATTTCCCGGCTTCGAAGCGTTGCGGGGCTCGCCGTCCATCACTCTGTTCCACGTCCGAGTCGATTCGCTCGGTTCTGGCAATAGCGCACCCAGCAGGTAGCGCGGTCAGATACGGGAAGCGAGCCCCGACCTTTATAGCCCCGATAAGGGTCCGCGCTCACAGAACGTGCTCCTCGAGCCGGGACACCTCTTCGCGCATGTCCTGTAGCGCCTGCATCAGCACCTCGCGCACGATCTCCACGTCCTCTTCTCCTTCCAGCACCTGCAGGAAGCGTCCGATGATCTGGGAGCCCCAGCGCGCGTTCTCGAGATTCACCTTCTCCATCTCGGCGTACTGGGCCTGGATGATCGCCCGCTGCTCGGCTATCACGATCGACTGGCCGTGCGCTACGCCAAGGAGACGCTCCGCCATGAAGATGCGCCGGAAGAAGTTCATGTGCAACACGATATCACGATCGGCTCATTCGTCTAGCGCGACTTCGCTCGGCGGCAGTGAGGGGACGGTTGATCCCCATGCGGCGGCAGAAGAGGCGGTAGTCCTGGCCCGTGTTGCGCATCGCCTTCGTGTACGTGGGATCCATCTCCGCGAGGTGCCAGTGGGGGTGCAGGTGCTCCACGACCGAGGTCTTGCAGTACGCCCACTCTCCCCGGCGCTTCGCGGTCATGCAGAACTCCATGTCGACGTATTGGTGGTCGTAGAGCTCGCAGAAGACCTTCCCCGAGCCGTCCTGGGTGCCACCCTGGGTCTCGATGTACTCGCGGGAGAAGAGGACATGTGTCGCGTGGATTCCACGGCGGACCTGCGCGTTGTGGAGGTCGTTCGTTCCGATAACGGACTTCCCGCGCAGCTTGGCGAGCGAGAGCGCCTGCGTGTCCCAGCCGGGGCTGAAGCGGACGTCATCGGCCGCCTGGAAGAGCCAGGGACTGTCAGTCATCGAGAAAGCCCAGTTGATCTTCTTCGCGAAGTTCGCTTTCCCTGCTGGCTCGGGATGAACGACGAATTCAGCCCCGGCGCTCTCCAGAGCCTTGATTTCCTCTGTGTCCCCTCCCGTCGCGATGAAGAGGACGCGGTGGGGCGTTACGGTGACGGCCAGGCTCTCCAGTAGCGGTTCGACGTTATGGGGACGCCCGAGGACGGGAATGAGGATGTCTAGCTCCATATCGCTCTGGCCATCTCTCTGATCTCCTGCAGGCTGAAGCGCTCGAGCCAGTAGTTGTGGAACTGCGTGCGCACCACCACGTCTCCGCGCCGGCACTCGGGGCAGAGCGCGTGCGTGTCGCGGTTTCGGTGCGCGATCGAGCGCAGGCCCTTGCAGCTCGGGCAGCGAATGACGTCTAGGCGCTCTTTCGATGCTTGAACGAGCTCCAGGTCCGCGCGGGGGCCGTCTGTCGGGACCTGAGCCAGTTCATGCACTGAGACCACGCATCCACATCATCGTCATAGCGTCCGTTGGGGAAGATGGCACAGGAGTCGATGAAGTCAACTACGAAAGCCGGACAGCGCCGCTCATCCGGGAGGGAAAACTCGTCTGCGCCTTCTCTATAGCCGGGGAGGAAGCAGTTGCCACTTTCCAGCACGTCGGAGGCCGCTTCGGCTCTCAGCACCTTATCCCCGTCGGCTCCTCGCGACAGCTTCACCACTCCCGGGATCTCGCGGCGCAGGTCCTCGATCAGCTCCACTCCGTAGGCCGCGTTCTCGATGAGGATGTTGTGAGCGGCGTGGGGGAAGAGCCCTCTCACGTACTTCGACATCTCGACCACGGCGCGTCGTGCCTGGTTGAAGTTCATGTGGCCCTTGCGCAGATCGAGCAGGTAGCGGTCCGCGCCTCTGACGCCCCAGGCCTGGATCGCGATGAGGTTGTTACTCTCCTTGTCCTTCTGCGGGGTGTCGACCGAGATCACGATCCGCCGAAACTTGGGCCTGCGGTCCTTGAGGGCTTCCTTCGTGAAGAGATCGGGGTGGTAGAAGCGCCACCAGTGTCTCTTCAGGATCTCTCCCTCTCTGGCGGCGGGTCGTTGCTGCATCTGCCCTGCCACGCGGTGAGAGAGCATGTCTTTGGCGAGCGCATTCGAGGTTTGCTCATTCCGAAACTCCGGCCAAAGCAGATCACCCTCAGATCGCGGATCCCGAACATATGCGAAAGGATGACCCCGCTCGTATCTCTCTGGGAGACACAGAACCTCATAGTGCTCCTTTTCTAGTAGGTGGCCCGCCAGATCGTTCTGGTGGAGGCGCTGCATCACGATCACGCGGGCAAAATCGTTTCCGATGCCGCGGGAGGACATCGTGGAGTCCCACCAGCGGTTCGTGGACTCAAGGACGGCCCGAGAGGTCGCCTCGGCGTCATCGGGCTTGATCGGGTCATCCACGATGATGCGGTGGCCGTGCAGGCCGGTCACCTTGCCCTCCGGAGATACCGAGAGGCGCGTGCCGGCGCGATCATTGGAAAACTGGAGCAGGGACTTCGTTTGCAGCTCGAAGCGCTCCCCCCAGCGCGCCTGATACCAGTCGGAGGTGATGAGGGACCGAGACCAGCTCGAGATGATCCCCGCAAGCGGCTCCGAGTAGGACGCACATATATAACGCGTCTTCGGAGAGTGCGTCCACTCCCAGGCAGGCCAGAGGACGCTCACGATCATCGTCTTCATCGAGACGGGCGGCACCCACACCTGCAGGCGGGTGATCTCGCCTCTTGAGACCGCGTCGAGGTGCTCGCAGATGGTCTCGATGTGCCAGTTGTGCATGTACTCGTCCTCGGGCTTGAGAGCGGGCCATGCCTCCATCACGAAGTCGACCAGAGACAGGGAAAGCGCCTCTGCCTCCTCTTGGACGCGCTTTTGCTCGATCGCCGCCTCGAGCGCGCGATCTACGAGCTCCTCACTGATCGATGACAGGGAGTTCCTTCATCCGGACCGCATCTCGGGCCTGCTTCAGCTCAAGGAGCTTCTCCAACGGCAATTCCCCGAAGAAGACCTGCAGTTCCTCGACGTTGACCGGTCCCTGGGTCACCTGCGGGCGCATGAACCCGAAATCCTCATGGTAGGCGGCCAGGATCTTCTCCTGGGCGCGCACGTTGCCCTCTTTCGCACTTCTGACCAGCGCGGTGAAGACGTCATCGACCAGAGCCCGCCGAAACTCGCCTCCCGGCCCCATGATGCGCTCGAACTCCTCCGCGAAGGCCTGATCGTAGTTCGGGGCGTCGGGATTTCGCCGTGCGCGAAACCAGCGCCCGGTCCTGCCCGTCTCCGAGGCGGCCTCGCGCAGCGTTTGCCCGTCCGCGAGGCGCTCCAGGAACATCTCCTTCGCCTGCTTGTCGGTCAGGCCCGCTCCGAGGACGTTCTTCGCTTTCAGATCCTCCAGACGCTCGGCCAGATCGCTCATGGCCGAAGGATAGACCTAGAAACGGAGGGAGTAGTACTGCTGAATGATCCAGAGCTGTCTCAGCACACGGCGGCGTCTCATCTTCCCTCCTCCACGAACGGCAATCGCAGGAGTAGGTCAAAAAACTCATGCTGCCACCTTACGACCAGACCGGCAGCGAGAAGATCCGCCGCGGCGGCGCAGCCCAGAAGCACCAACCACCACCACTGTCGTCTCTCCACCCAGTTTCGCCAGATCGCGAAGATCACTTGAATCCGATCCATTCGTTGCGGATCTTCCTGTACCACCAGAGGAACAAGTGGGGATTGGGGTAGTAAAACCTCACGACAGCGCTTCTTCGAGAGCGGCAAGGGTGAGCGTCAGCCCCCCAAAGGGATTACCGACGATTCCCTGTTCGGCCATCAGTTCTCCGTGGCGCCTGAGCACTTCAGCCTGTTCCACCACCGCCACGATCTGCGGGAGGGCGGCGATTATGGCCTCCGGGGCTTCTTCTCCCCCTGGCGGCTCGTCTTCAAAGAAGTCGGTGATCGCAGCCTTCAGGCGTTCGCTTGCCGTCACGTAACGCCACCCCCCGGCCGTCGCGCAATCCTCTGCGCCCTCAGCTCTGCTGCGATGGCGATGAGGGTGATCGCGGTCATCCTGTCGGAGCGCATCTCGGGCTGAACGCGGAAGTCGTCGACGTATTTCCAAGCCTCCTCCGCCTCAGCGTCCGCCGCTCGCACGCGCTCTATCCAGGTATCGCTCACACGCGCCGCCCGATCGTCCCAGCCTGACGCCCGTCGTACTCCCACGCCGCGTACGCCTCCGCTCGAGCGATCCGCCCCGCAGGGTCGTTGACGACGCGACCCTCGGTACCGCGCCCGACTAGCTTGCGGTTCTCATCTTCGGCCAGCCGACGCCCGTAGGCGATCGCTTCTTCCCGCGTCCAGCCGCGCTTCTCGGCCTCAGAGACGATCGGCGCGTCCAGCGCGAACGGATCTACTACTTGGAAGCCTCCGCCGTCGCGTTCAGCACCTTCCGCATCCACTCGCTGAGAGAGACCCTTCGATTCCACGCCGCCTCCTTCCAGGCCGCCTTCTCCTCATCAGACACCCTGATCTGGATTGTAGTGTTTGTCATGACCATCCATACTACTCCTGTACTGAGCGTCATGCAAGTAATTACAGGAATCGGGTCATATCGGTGCTGAATGGTGAGAGGGCTTGCGCCCCCCTCAGCATGCCCCCGGGTCTGCGGCAGCAGCAAAGATCGAGCTCACGCCGGCAGCCCAGCCCTAGACCACCTTTGGGGGGTGTGCTCTGGTCTAGGCGGGTGTACGTTCTACCTATGGATTCAAACCCAGCAACGAGAGGAGCCAAGGTGAGCGCAGCAAACACACAACCGCTTCTCACCCCTAACTACCTGAGAGGAGAACCCACCTCATGACCATCGCCTACAAGATCGGCAGTAAGGAAGTGCTGGGCCAGCTGGTTACTCACCCCTCCACCATCAAGGGCTACATCGTGTTGCTCGCTAGAGGCGGCCGTTACGTAACGGCCGCCTCCTCGGTGCGGCTTGAGGAGCTCCGCTAGTTCCACGTGCGCGCGCATACCAGTAAACGGATTGCGCCGCACTTTGTCTATGCGGCTGTACACTGCGATATCGTGAGAGGAGACCGATGACCGCATTGCTAGAGATCGTGGCGGAGCTCGCCGCCGTGCGCCGGGACGCCGAGATTGAATTCCTGCGCGCGGTGCGCAGGGCATCGGTGGAGGGCGGCTATTCCGGAACGCAGATAGCGCGCGCCGCCGGCTTGAGCAAGCAGCGCGTGAGCCAAATACTGAGAGGAGCGAAATGACCCCCACCGACATTCAGACGCTCGAGGAATGCGCGGATGAGCTCATGAGACGCGGGAGCGCAGGGCATGCTGTGAAGCTGTGGGCGCTGGCGCTCAAGATGCGTGCGGAGGTGTCCCGTGTCTGAGCATGACGCGCGGGAGCGCTTTGGGCTTTACAGGCTGTGTGAGTGCCCGACGTGCAGCAGTTCAGGTAAAGCGTTCATCTGGAAGCGGGATAAGCCACGTCCGCGCTGCGAGCAGTGCCGCGGAGAGGGACGCATACGCCAAGAGGTGGCGTCCTGTGAGACGCCTGAGGCCGTAGGCGTGGCGCTCGTGACGCTTGCGCGTGAGGGTGAATTCACGGACTGTCCGTTTGGGCTCCTCGACCGCGAGGGAGAGACCGGGCACAAGTGGCTCATTCTCCCTTGGCTCCCTTCAGCGCGGAACGTGAGAGACGCGGCGAGAACGCTGGCGCGGAGTAAGCGCAAGCCGTCATCAGACCGTGATATCGTTACCGATGAAGGAGCGTACGAGATGAATGACCCAAAGCACCCCGACTACCACTCCATCCACGCTGATCTGTGGGACGCAAGGGAGGGGAAATGATCGCCCTGGCGCTCTATCTCATAGCGGGGATTCTCCTCGTCCTGGTGCCCGTCGCGGCCTGCGCCAAGTACATGGAGTGGCGCGCGTGGGACGCCGATCGGCGTATCGCGCGGCTGCGTGAGAGGCGGCTGCGATGAGCCTCACGATGCCATATCTCGTTGAGAACGCCGGACAGGTGACCGAGCGCGTGCGAGCAATCTCAGAAGTGGCGGGAGACCCCGAGGGCGCTCATGTCGCTGAAGACTGGCTGTGGCGTATGGTGCTTCTCTCAATCGCGGTGGGCAAGGTCGATGATCCCGCCGCGGTCTGCGAAGCGGCGCTCAGTACCCTCGATTTGGACTTCGAGCGATGGTACGCATGAGCGGCCGTTACGTAACAGAGTCCGATGGATATTGGCTTGGCCGCCTATCTATGGCCGTGGCCGTGAGTGTGGAGCGGCCGGACCCCCGAGCGAAGGACGCCCTAGAAGAGTTCCTGAAGTCGGATAAGCCGTCGACCGAGCTTGCGGACATGCTCCGCGAAGAACTGAGGAGGAGATGAACGAATCGCTGAGAGCCATTGAGGAGGCCCGAGAGCGCAACGTAGCCCTGGAGTACCAGGACAGCCTGCGAGGGGCTGAGAACGGCTCTGAGGCCCCTCTAACGGTATTCACGGTGCAGGTGTTTGGGCAGTCTCCGTCGACGCACCATGAATCCGCCGCGCTCGCGGTGCTTCTGCGCGATCGATTCGCGGAGGTCGAGGAGAACCTGAACGCCGGGATGCTGCCGGAAGGATTCCGGGCATCCGTCCACGAGTGGGATGAGGAGGAAGAATGAGCGCCGCATATGCAGATGGAGAGGATGTCTGGGTTGCAAGTGATGGCAGCACGCTCACGAACGAAGAGATGAGGAGGCTGCAGTACGCGCTCCGGGTAGAGAAAAGGCGAGCGCAAATCGCTGCAGGCATCTACCCGGACGAGCCCATAGGAGAGGCAATCGCTGTCGGCTTCATGCTGATGCTCCCGCTTCTGGCGTGGCTTGCTCTGATCATCTTTCTAGCTGTCAAGTACGGATCGTGAACAGGGAGGACTGATGGAGACCGCTGTAGGCACGCTGGACGGAATCACCGAGAAGGCATCGGGGTGGTTCGAGATCTCAGTTGCTCTCCCGGGGAAGCAATATCCGCTGCGTCTCGCGACCAAGAAGCAGGAGCTTGTGGAGCTCGCGAGGGCGGCTGGCCAGAACGTGATGGCGTGGGAGTACAACGAGCAAGAGTCTGAGAAGATCAACCCCCACAACAACATGCCCTACGTCAATCGCTACTTCGAGGGCGTGGGGCCCGTCGATGGAAATCGCCAGGACGCGAACGCCAGTCCTAGCAGCGTTCCACAAGCCGCGATCGACATGGCCGCAAACGCGCCCGTGGCCGGACGCGATCAGGCTGTCGGGGGTGGGATGAGCAAGGAGGAATGGGCGCGCAAGGATTCCGCCATTCACAAGATGGCGTGCATCAAGACAGCGGCGGACGCGCTCAAGCACACGCTCCCGAGCGATCCGAGCGCAGAGGATCTCACCGCATTCCTGGGCCGCGTGTCGACGCTGACCCTCTCCTGGCATCGCTCCGTCCTCGCGGAGCGCGATGATCCGGCGGGTGAAAATGTCCCTTTTGACTGAATGGCAACCCAAGTCGTGCGGCTGTGTGAAGGCCCGGCTCGAGCGTGCGGGCAAGATCGTGATTCGTTGTGACCGACACTGCGGGAAGCCGAGCAAGCGCCGGCTCCTGTGTCACTTCGAGGATGGGACGGTGCGCCGTGGGTGAAGTACAGAACGTGTCAAAGAGACTTCTCAAGGAGGACGCATGAGCATCATCGAGGAACGCCTGCCCTGGCTGGAGACGTTCACGCTGGACAATGGAGCACACTCGCCCGACGGCAAGGCGTGCATCATGGAAGCCGCTGCCTACGTCGCGGGTGAGGAGTGGACAGATCATCCCGAGTCCGTCTCTCCGGTCATCGCGGCCTTCCTGCGCAACTGGAACGACTCGCTCCCGGACGCGGATCGCGACCGCCTGCTGCGGCCGTACATCACGAAGGTCATCGGCACGCGCGGAACGAAGCGCCAGGAGGAGAAGCGGGCGTGGATGGCGACCGACTGGCTTGCTCGTGAGTGCGCTCCTGCATTCCTGCGTACCGCTGGTCTGACCGAGCACGCGGAGGCGCTGGAGAAGCTCGCAGCGATCACGACAACCAAGCGAGCAAAGTCGGCGCAGCCGACTTTGCGAGCTGCCAGGGACGCTGCCTGGGACGCTGCCGGGGCCGCTGCCTGGGACGCTGCCAGGGCCGCTGCCAGGGACGCTGCCGGGGACGCTGCCAGGGCCGCTGCCTGGGACGCTGCCAGGGACGCTGCCAGGGACGCTGCCAGGGACGCTGCCAGGGACGCTGCCAGGGCCGCTGCCAGGGACGCTGCCAGGGCCGCTGCCAGGGACGCTGCCAGGGCCGCTGCCAGGGACGCTGCCAGGGCC